ATGACGTACTTCGTTGTCGTTGCGCTCGCACTGCTTGTGGGTGCTGCCATCTACATCACGTGGAGGCAGCGCGTGCGTCGAGAGGAACTGACGAAGCCGGCCGACCCGGTCGATGTCTACTTCGACGCACTTGAAGACGAGGCCTACATCAGGACTCGGACGTTGATGGACGCCAAAGAAGCTCTTCGGCGAAGCAGGAGGTTGTAGAGATGGAAGTTGTCGGGATGGTCGTCTTCGTCGCTTGGGTGGCGTTCTTCGGGTTTGTCGGGTGGAGACTCGGCAAGTGGAACCTGCGTCGCCAGGCTCGGGCCAAGGAGCGCCAGTGGGAACACGAAGCCGACATGCTCGCGTGGGAGCACCAGGTGAAGTCGGATCATCTGCGTAACAGAGGAATCCTTTGAAACGGGCCATCGACAAATCGATCGGAATCCTCGTAGTAGTCGCTGGCCTCACGGTCCTGGGATCGCTCGTCGAGCCGTACGTCGCCTGGATCGTCGGAGCAGTCGTCTTCGTCATCATCATCGTCGGTCTCGCGGTAGCGCTGCCGGGTTCAATGACTCTCGGCAGCACGGTTGTCGAGCGGTACAAGAGGAGGAGGGAGGACCCCTGGTCAGGATCTGAGTAGTGAGAGGAAGCCAGGTGGGCGCCGGTTGATCCAGTCGCCAAACAAGAGACCGTCGTCCGCCTGGTCCTCCGTCAGTCGCACATCACGTGGATAGGACCACCCATGACGTACGTGAAATACGGTAACACGCTTGATCCCGTCTCCCTCGACGACGGGATTCGTGCAGCAGGCAAGTTCCTGCAGTGGAAGGCGCAGGCTCTCTCGCACAAGCTGGGGTTCGACTACGAGCCGCGCCCCGATGCGCCGAACACCTACGAGGATCTGGTTGCAGCGTTCGATCTTTCAGTGCTCACGAAGGCGCCGTTACCGGTGCCGTCGACCAACCTCGATGACAGCTTCTACGTTCCAGAGGTGACGCACGCGCTGCGCTTCGTTCACGATGTCTCGCACGTGATGACTGGTCTCACGTTCGACATGCACGACGAGATCCAGTTGGCGTTGATCCAGCTGAAAGGCTTCGCTGCCCACGGTTTGAGCGAGCATTCGCTGGAGTACCAGCTTCTCTACGCCGATCACGTCGGCCAATCGATGTGCATGCTCGTGACGCGCAAGTTCGTTTCCGATCAGTCGAAGTTCATCCTGGACGTACTCAGCTACGGTCTCGACGAGGCCATCGTGCGCGAGATGCACAGGGGCGGATACAAAGCCGCAGCTTGACCCAGAGCCGGGACGAGACTGACGGGTGTGCAGTCTCGTCCCGGCTTCTCCATTTCACTTCAAAGCGGTTCAATGCGACACTGGGGGTAGATGGAAGTCGCCATCGCCCTCAGTTTGATCGCCGCACCGCTCCTCGTAGTTTTAGGAGCCGTCTTTACTATGCGTACGAACAAGCAGAGAGAGTACGACCGCGACCACCGCACGATCTATAAAATCGTGTTCCCGCATGACGTCCCGGTAGACCGGGCGGCGGCGATGATCTCGACGTTGCCTGCCAGTATCAAACCGAGCAAGGGGAGTCTCTCCGTCCCCACGATGGTCTTCGAGACGATTAACACGGGGGGCGTGTTCTCCTTCCGTGTCCGAGTCCCAAGTGCACACGCCGAATATGTTGTTGGACAACTCAGAAGCGCGATCCCCGGCATCGCAGTGGAACCGGTAGGAGCCGAGAAGAGCAGCCTGGGCGAGTTCAACGCGGGCTACGACCTTGGGATGACGCTGCCAGACCGCCAGATCGAGGTCGCGAACAAACCTGCAGACTTCGCGGTGAGTCTGCTTAATAGTATGAGCCCCATTGGCGATGAGGTTCTGGTGTACCAGTGGGTGGTGGCTGGGACCAACAAGCTGAAGCTTCCAGAAGATGACGAGCGTGTCCAGTCAACCGATTTCTCATGGCGCAAAGCGCTTCTCGGAAAGACTGAAGCGTCGCGAGATGAGAAGAGCAGCCGTCGAGCGAAGGTCGCTACGGAGCCCAACTTCCTGGCGGCACTCCGAATTGCTGCACGCAGTCAGCACCCGGATCGTAGTAAAGCGCTGTGTCACAACACGATTATGGCACTTAAGGCCAGTGACGGCGTCAAAGTAAAATTCCAGTATCGTGAAGTATCAGCGGGACTCACGTCGATGATGAACGAAGCTTGGACGCCAATCAGCCCGCACCTACAACTGTCTGTATCAGAGCTTGTACCAAGGCTCGGTTGGGCGCTTGGATCTGACTTCGTAGAAGGCGTGGCGAGAGCTTCCTTCCGCCACCTCCCAGCGGGCCCAGAGGTTCCGGAAGATGGCATCGTCGTGGGTGTCTCGTCACTGACTGGGAGAGAGCGCAGAGTCGCACTGCCGGCCGGCGACGGGTTGACCAAGCACTTACTGATAGCTGGTGCGACAGGTGTTGGCAAGACCTTTCTCGCGCAGAACATCCTGATACAGCACATCTCGCGGGGTGGCGGAGCGATCATCATGGAGCGTGACGGCGACCTCATGTCTGGGACGCTCAGTCGTATACATCGGAGCTTCTTCGACAGGGTCGTGGTCGTCGATGCAACCGACCTAGTCAACTTTGTCGGAATCAACCCCTTCGATTTCGAGTCTCCGATGGTTATCGCGGCCAAGTTGGCGGATCTTTTCGAGAGGATCTACAAGATCAACGGTGTCAACCTTCGAAAGATATTGTTCCACGGCATCCCTGCCCTTGCGGAGACGGGCGACGCGACGCTACTCGACCTCATCCCACTGGTCGATCCGAAGACCCCAGCCGACGTGCGCTGGTCGCGCGATAGGATCTCGCGGTTGGAGTCAAAGGAGCTCATTCAGTTCTTCAAAGACTGGAACGCGAAGAGCGCTGATCGTCGTAGTAAAGATATGGAACCAGTTCTAAATCGCTTCTGGGAGTTGACACTTGACCCCCAAGTGTCACGGATGCTCAATCACAGTCACTCCACGATCGACCTCGGGGCAGCGCTTCGTGACAACAAGATCGTATGCATCAATCTGAAGGGCGTGGACTCAAGACTCGCAGAAGTCATCGGGTCGTTGCTGGCTTCGTGGATCTGGGGACAGGCTGCGTCCAACGCCCCGGCTGAACACGACAACCTTCTGTTCCTCGACGAGGCGCATCTGTTCTCGCACCTCGAGACGACGATCAACGACATGCTTGCGACCGCGCGCAAGCGCAAGCTCGGCGTCGTGATGGCTACGCAGTTCGTCGAGAAGTTGCCGGTCAGCGTCCAGCAGGAACTCTCAACCAATGCGCGAACGAAGATTGTCATGCAGTCGGGCCCGAACTCGGCGCAGACTCTCTCTCGGGAGTTTGCATCCAGGGAGGTGAACGCGGCGATGATCCAGAATCTGGAGAAGTACACCGCGATCGCACGTCTCGTCCTGCCGGGTGGCGGAACGTCAACACCTATAACCATCCGCACACTGGACGCCCCGCCCGTGATCAGTGACCCAAACGCGGCTGTCGAGCTATCCAACCGGAAGTTCGCTCGGTCAGCGGCCCAAGTCGATGCCGATCAAAAGGCAAGGCGCCATGTGGCGAGCAAGGGCAAGCAACGTCCGGACATCGGTGATGAACCGGTGCTCGGCGATTGGAAGGATGACTTCTGATGTACGAAGACGATGTACAGAACCTGCACCGTGCGTGTGATCAGGTCGTCGATCGATCACTCAGAATCGAAGCGCGCGCTGAGTCGATCGCCACCGAGGCGCGCGAGTTGAAGCACAAGGCCGAGCGGATCAAGCACGGCAACGCGTCCTACGACGACATCGTGGCCGTGCAGAGCGCAGCCGACGAGATGGATCACGTGCTCAACGGTGACCTCGACCGGGCGCTAGACACCCTGCGTTCGATAATAGTCGGAGGTTAAGCATGGGAGTGGGGAAGTCATCCGACAACCTGCAGCGACGCCTTGAGGAGCTTGCTGACGCGTTCCGAAGGGCAGCAGGTGACTTGGAATCGCACGCTGCCTCGCTGAGCAATATGGCATCTATGGCTGCGTCCGAGGATCTCGACCCAGCTCGGATCGACGAGAGTCTCTTTCGTGACTGTGACGCCGTGGTTCGCGACGTTGAGCAGCAGCTCGAGTACGCGATCCGGCACTGTGACTTCATGACCCGGTAGGGCGTAGTAGTCCCGCGAGGTGAGTGATGGTGTCGGTGTCGTCCAACTGAAGCGGCACACCACTCGCCAGGGCGCTCTGAACGAGCCATTCCTCGAATTGCTCTGTGTCGGAACCGGTGTGGAGTAGTTCGATCGACATAAGTTGCTACCTCTGATTGTAGCAAACTTTGTATTTACTGAACACAAGATTCGTGCATAACTAAGAGCACGGGATGTCAAAAGATGTTCTGTCGCAACAACTATGAAGGAAGTGATTCACATGGGCCTCGTGAGTCGTCGCGTGAGCGATGTGTCCGGCGAAGAGCTGGACGAAGGCACGTACGTCAACATCGTGGTGAAGAACCACAGCAAGCTCGACGAGAGCAAGCAGATCGACGTGTCAGCCGTCGAAGCGAAGTCGATCAAGACCGTCAACGGTCTGGTGGAACTGGAGTTTCGTCCCGCTGACGGGCCTTCGGTCACGGTTTTCGCTACGGAAACCGAACTCAACAAGGTGGTGCCCGTAGAGGTACTGCAGCGCGCCGACGGCACGCGAGGCCGGCGCCGAGGATGGACACCGTCCAGCGGTCAGTGACCGCGCCATAACTGAATACACAACTTCACAACCCAGCCCCATGTCCGCTTGAGCCCACAAGGTTCGCGGACATGGGGCTGTTTCAAATGAAATGCCCCGGCGCTAGGCCGGGGACTTACTCACGCTTGGACGACTCGAATGGCGGTGACCAGCATCCAGCGCCGGGACAACCCGACGGCTTTGGCGATGGCCTCGAAGTAGTTGGCGCAGATCACCTGGTTGCCCGACCAGTCGTCACCCCCGGTCTGCACCTCGTACTTCCAGTTGTACATACCGGCGATACCGTCCAGTAATGACTCGGGGATGCTGGTGAGCACGCCCGTTTCGTCGGGCTGCCCGGTCACCAGAACGTCACCGGCGAGTGCGTCCACGTCTCGCCACCTGTTCTCGAGCCACAAGATCAGGGTCGCGCGCGAGTTGACGTCGCGCTTCTTGATCTTGCCCTCGTCGTCGAACCACAGGCTCGCCTCGTGCACTTGGCTGTCCGCTACATCGAAGTAGCCCCCGACCTTCTCCTGCATGAACGTGATGTCACCCGGCTCGAAGTGAACCAGCTCGATCGCTTCGTTCTCGTCGGCAGGGATGAACGCCGCCATGATCGTCTTTGCCATGAGTCTTCCAATCTCGTGAGTACTACCTACGTCCGGTTGGGCGCAGGATGGTGCCCGCGAGAACTCCCTACTTCGACCACTGCACGGTGCCGGTGCGCTCGATGTGGTGCTTCCGGCACAGGTATCTCAAGTTCTTCACGTCGTACCGGAGGTGCGGTGCTGAACCGCGGCTCTTGATGTGGTCCACATCTAGGTGATTCGTCTCGGTGCACCCGGCGACGCTGCAGACGTGTCCGAACTTCTTATCTAGGTAGGGGATCGCAACCTTGTCCCGGAAGACTTGCCACTGGCGGGCGTGCTTCCCTTGCTGCGAGATCGGCTTGCGCTTCTTGTAGGGACAGAAGGTCTGGTAGTGGAAGTAGCTTCCACAGTTCGAGCAGATCGTGCTGCCAGGCACCTACACGGTCCTCACGATCACGAACCAGAGGAAGTACCAGTAGATTGTTGCGAGGCCGACGGCCAGGATGAGACACAGGGCTGCACCTACCGCCGCCCAGCCGATCAGTTCGAGCCAGTCCCGGAGTTCGGCGCAGAGTAGGCCGAGCCTGTACCGAAGGTGGTAGAAGGTCATGACTCTACCTCTACAAGCACCCACGCCCGCTTGACTTTCACCTGGCTCGTAGCGACGTCGACGTAATGATGCCCGTCGTCCCAGGGCATCTCGCCGTAGGCGAAATCAACGTCTGCCTCGTCGAAGACGTACGCCTCTTCTAGTCGATACTTCTTGTCTCCAATCTCAAGCATCACGACCTCCGTCTTCTGGCAAGAGGTTCGGCACAGCCCGCAGCAAGTCCGGTCGCTTCCGTCGTGTGGCCGGCACTTCCTCCCAGTCCTGGAGCACCTTTCGCGCTTCGTAGGCGAGGTTCAGAAGCTTCGCAGCGGCGAGAAGTGCCCGTGCACCTATCTCGCGCACGTAGTCGGCCTCCTGAAGCTCCAAGAACGCTCGCTCGTCACCGATCACCAGCTGCTCGTCGGCGTAGTCCTCGTTGCCCTCGGGGAGGGTGAGGTCGATGTGGAGCCGGTCGAAGGAGGTCATGACCCACCTCCGGTTGCTTGCTCGTAAGCACGCTGCACCGCGATGAGATCAGCTTCTCTTCCTCCGTGATCCGGATGGTGCTTCTTCAACTGTGCGCGGTACGCCGCCTTGATCGTCTCCGGGGACGCGGTAGGAGAGACCTCCAGGACTTCGTGCCACGGTTTCGCCGTGAACGGCGTAACTATTGCCTCTGCTGGAAGGGCTTTGAATCCGCGGAACGCCGCGTGCACCATCTCTTTCGCGCCCCAACGGTCGAGGCCACGAAGTGCTTCGATGGTCAGGATGATCGCGCGTAGGTTGTGCTCGACGGTGGTCCATTTGTCGCACGGGATGCACTGGTCTTCACCGTTCAGCTTGAAGTAGACAGCGATGCCGGTGTCTTCCGGCTGCCGCTGACCCGAGTAGGGGAAGCCATCTTGTCGGAGACGGAGGTTACTCGAGATGACTACGTCCGTGGCCTTGAGGAGACGGAGCTGGCGGAGCAACTCAGTGCGCATCTGCTCGAACGTGAACCGACCGAAGTTCGATCGGGTAGGAGATGCAGCTCGTGGCCAAGCTGGCGGCCACTGAAGGGGATAGGCGTCGATCATCCCTGTTCCCCCAAAATCATCGGCCGCATCGCCTGGATCGTCTCTCCGGCGTTCTCGACCGACCGCTTACCTGCCAGCGCTTCGTCCAGCATGTCGTTGCACATCAACTGGAACGCAAGGCGTGCGATGCCCTGGCGGCGCTGCTCGCTCTCGCTTTCAAGCGGTCCTGATAGTTCGTGTGTTCCTCTCTCCATACATGTTGTCTCCGTTTACGTTTACTAGTGATCAGCTCACTGCACCCTCACCGAGATGCGAGGTCTCGGCGAGGGTGCGACAAGCTGATGCCGTGAAGAGCGGACGAGCGAAGAGTTGCGGAGACAACTACTTGCGTGGTGGCTCGTCCGCCCACACTCGCGCACGGTGGGTAAAACAATGCGCGAGTGTGGATGTTGTGCAGAGATGCGGTGTCGACACGTCAGCAGTACGCCTAGTACATGGTTAAGGCACCGGCGCCCTTGTCTGTTACGTTCGGCGGCTTAAGACTATCGTGCGCCCATCGACAGGGTTGTGTATGTGAGGCAGGGATTTGCCGAGACGGTTTTTTCAGGAGACACATGGAACCGTTTAAGTCTCCTAGCTAGAAGCTATTTTTTAGTGTTTTCTCGTATAGTCACCCTGCATGGTTATTCTAGCTTGCCTGCTTGACTGACAAGTTTAGCCAACACGTACTAGGTCAAGTTATCAACTAGTACGGCGATACCTACTTCCGCCACTCACATACTCAATTGACGAGACAAGCTGGTACGCGCGCAATGCAAGGTCTCATCTCGCCATCCCCACCAACCAATAAGGTGATTGAGGGGGATGGATGTTGAGCGCAGATGTTCGAGGGTGGAGTTCGTCACGCTCCGTATCAGGACTATGTTACCTGGCCACCTGCGGCATTACTTTATGCCGAACCCTCGAATAGCCGCGCTCAATCCGGTTTGTCAAAGGTCCCGCGTCCGCTCCCAGGTGCTCGCAGTCACCAAGGAGCGGATCAGATGCCAGATTCTGGGTTGCCGACAGGGAGGGTAGTCACTGTCACGGTCTGTCCGAGGTGGTGGTCTCGGAGCTGGCGGGCAACCCTCTTGAACTGGCTACCGACGTCTGCGCTTTACTCGCGCCGGCATGGACAGTGCCAGGGCTGCGATGGGTCGCTGGATGTGCTCGCGCATTAGTTGCGCGGTCGTGCGCCGGATGAGTTGGCGCCAGTACGAGGCCTCGTGGATGTCCTCGTAGTAGAGCTTGAACTTGGATAATTCGCTATTGCTATTCACATATGTTGTCTCCGCTTAGTGATGTAACCAGTATGCGCCTAGTGAATACTATTTGCAATAGCGAATTGGCCTGAAGTTATCCACAGGTGCGTAGGGCGACCCGGCATTTTTAGCCTGAACAGGTGAATCTGGCCCGCACAGCTCGCTCTCAGGTAGCTCGGCATGTGAGTCTTGGCAGACTGCAAACTAGCCTGAAGGAGTGCTGCGTGAGCGCATTGACGCGACGACTAACGACCATCGGGGCGCTAATGGCCCTGATCCTTGGACTCGGAGGCGTGCTCGCGGATCAACCGCGTGCGGTTGCTGCGCCCGGTTGTGCAGATTACATCTGGATTGGCGCAGCTGGGTCCGGCGAGCGCGACGGTGCTGCGAAATTCCAGAACAATGGGATGGGCAACTACATCAATCGTTCGTATCTGGACTTCAAGTCTGAGGCGAAGGGTCGAGGGTTCACGGTGTCGCAGCGAGCACTTGACTATCGGGCACGGAAAGTGCCGATAGGTGAGTCAGCTGCCGCATGGGCGGACTTCCGTGCAAGCGCTGTTGATGGAGTAGCGAAGCTGAAACAACTAATTTCCACCGTCGCAAGCCAGTGCCCATCATCGAAGCTGGTGCTCGCTGGATACTCACAGGGCGCAAGCGTTGTGCATCGTGTCCTCCAGCAGCGCAGCGTGCCGCGACTCGCTGGCGGACTGCTTCTGGCTGATCCCGATCGCCTCACCTACGACTCTGTTGAGGGCGCGGGTACCGCCGCCATTCCGGTCGCAGGTGCGATCGTGGGACAGGGTGCAGCGCAGTCAATCCCGTCGGCTTCGTACGCTTCTTCGCGGAGGATCTCTAGTGCTGTCGGGAACAAGTTCATCTCGTATTGCCAGATCCAGGACCCTGTTTGCAGCTTCAATCCAGGTATCGCAGGTGTCACTTATGGGCTGGCACAGGCAGTAGGACTGCCGAGTCACACGAGTTACATCCCTGAGTGGTGGAGGCTGCAACTCGCTGACAAGATCTTGCCTGCGGGTTCAAGTCCTGCGAACCGCTTCGTAGGTACTTGGGTCGGCGATGTGACTCAGCAGATGGGTGGCGGCGGTCTGAACCTCTACGGCGCGATCGCTGATCTACACCAGCGCGGCAACGCAATCGGTGGGACGCTGTCATTTGTCCGTACTCGGGGCAATGACGGTTCTCCTGGATACTGCACATGGACGATCGAGAAATCCACGATCAATGGAAATCTGCTCAGTATTGATGGACGCAAGGTTCAAGACACGGGCGACACTTGCAGCGGTTGGAAAGCGCAGTTCACACATCGAGGTTCGAGCGTTTTCTTCAAAGCGAAGGGGCAAGGAATCCTCTACAGGATTCGATAGTAGAAGGTTGTTAGCGCAGGAGGCCTCGCCCCATGGGTCTCCTGCGCTGCTTCTTTAGGTGGGTGAGCAGCTTGGCGCACTGGCTGGAGGGGTCGTGGGTGGGGGTGTGGTCGGTGGCGGTCATGACTCGGCCTCCGCATCGGAAGCTTTGAATCCGAATTCTTTCGACTCCTGATCTGTCGCCTTGATGTACTCGATCATCACGGTGCAGAGTTGTTTGGTCTCCGCTGCCTGGCTCATCTCAGCGATGATCTTGAGTTTGTCTATGGTGGTTCGGGCGCTCACGACTTGTCCTCCGGCCTAGGCCGAGCTCCCGTGCAGACGATTTGCTGGAGTTGCAGGTCGGGCGCTGCGACGGGTTGGCTGTCGAATTGAGCGGCGTTGTCTTCCACGAACTTGTAGGGCACCACGTGATACTCCGCGTTCTCTACGTCGCCACTGACTTTCGTGTACCAGCTGCCACCGTCAATCGAGAGCTTCCCGCACTTACAGCGGCGCATGTCATGACGATTGCGGCTACGGATATACCAGCCGCACGTGGTGTGGCGTACCTGGTTGATGTAGATGTCACCCACGTCGAGCTTCCTGCGCTCCGCGAGCGGCATGTCGTAGGGAGCGAAGTCGATGTAGTCGGTGGCCTCTAGTGCTGCGGTCATTGCTCCGCTGCCTTCTTCGCTCTGGCGTCGATCTCCGCCTGGCACAGCAGCGCACATCTCCCGAGGTCTCTCGTCACATTCGCGAACAGCTGCTGGTAGCCGTCAAGTTCGAAATCGGTCATTTGCTCCGCAGGCGGTACGGACAGCAGCGCACGACCGAAGTCGCCCGAGTACACCCACAATGGGGTGGACTTGAGGGTCTGCGTCTCAATCGATGGAGACTCCATCACGCCTTCACCTTTGCGAGGCCGCGTCTGTTTGCTCGGACTGATGCATAGAAGGCAGCGCCGATGAAGCCGATGCTCAGCGCTCCAGTTGCTAACTCTGGGATGTGCAGCTCGATCGTGAGTAAAAGCAACACGGCCAGCGTGCCGATGGCCCAGTGCGCCCCGTGCTCGAGATATCTGAACTCAGCCAGCGCCCCTGCTTTCGTGAGGTGCACGGTCATCCCGCGGATGAAGAGTGCTCCAACACCAAGTCCGATGGCGATCAGGATGATGTTGTTGGTGACCGCAAACGCGCCCACAACGCCATCGAAGGAGAAGGAGGCATCCAGCACCTCCAGGTAGAGGAACGCGGGAAGGCCGGCTGCCGCCACGCCGTTCGTCATACGGCTCTCGAAGAATTGATCGACCCCGTTCACGAGCAGGTAGATTGCGAGGCCGACGAGGCCGGCCACGAGGATCTCGCCGGTGTGGGATGAAGTGAGCGCGCTGGTCAGCAGGACTGCTGCCATCACCAGGACAGATGCGTTCGGCAGAGAACCGAACTTTGCGAGTGGTCCTTCCAGCCACGTGATCCACTTCGTCTTCCGTTCCTCAAACAGCCAGTCCAGGAACAGCATCAGAAGGAACGTCCCGCCGAACGCTGCGATCGTGTGGTGTGCGCCGGTCACGTAGTCCGCGTACTGCTCCGGGTTGGTAGTCGCGAGAAGGAACGCTGAGACTGGATCGATGTGTGCCGCCACCGAGACTATGAGCAGCGGGAACACTAGGCGCATGCCGAAGACTGCGATCAAGATCCCTACTGTGAGGAACAGGCGCTGCCACTTCGGACTCATCCGCTTAAGAATCTTGGCGTTGACGATTGCGTTGTCGAAGGAGAGGGTGATTTCCAGGATGCAGAGGATGGTGACCGTCACCAGCGCGGCGACACCCCCGAACACGAGGGTCAGCACGAGCGCTAGGACGGTGAGCCAGATTGGCGTTCGGAGATGCCGCCACATGACTAGTTCTTAGCCTTGTCTAGCAGCTTCTTGATCTGCGTCTTGACCGCGGTCTGTGCGCGACCGATCTTTTCGAGCGGTACAAAGAAGAGGACTGCGACGGTGTAAACGGTTAGTACAATGATGATTTCAAACATTCAGTTGTTCTCCATGTTAAGTTGTAAGTGTGTGGAGAGGGGTCGCCCCCTCTCCATTTCGCTTCTAGCTGATGCTTACGCCGTGTTCCCGTGCGTAGGTCGCAGCCGGTTCGTTGCTACCTTCTCCGAGGGCTTTGAACTTCCACTCGCCGTTGTTGCGGTAGAGCTCAGCGACTACCACGGAGACCTTCCCTGAGTAGTCTTCGCTGAGGTCATAGCGGACGATCTCGTTCTGATCGTCGCCGTTGAACAGACGCACGAACGCGTTCTTGACCTGGCCGAAGTTCTGTCCCTTGCTCTGCGCGTTGTAGATGTCCACGATGAACGCGATGCGTTCGACGTCAGCTGCAACGGCTTCGAGGTTCACCTTGATCTGCTCATCGTCGCCGTCACCTTCGCCGGTGAGGTTGTCGCCTGTGTGCTCTACGGAGCCATCGGCAGTTTGGATCTTGCCGTCTACCTTGGCTGATCCGTAGAAGATGAAGTCCTGGCTCGAGCGCACTTTGCCGTCCGCGCCGAGGAGCAGAACCATCGCGTCGAGGTCTGCGCTACCTGCGCTCTCGAGTACGTCCCATCCCAAACCGACGACTGCGTTCTTGAGTCCAGGGGCTTCCTTCGTAAGGTTGATGTTCTCGCCTTTAGTTAGCTTTACTGTGTCAGACATTTGTTGTCCTCCGTATTAAGTTGTTGATGGGCCGCAGTTTAACGACGTACCCGGGTCGCGTGTTTATATGTTGTACTTTGCACAAACCGTATTGACGTCAGGCTCCGGGTAATATCTCGAGCCATCTGTGCACCAGCGGACTATTTAGACTTATTGGTGGTTTTTTCGTGGCGACGCCACAGCACTTCCTTGTGGATCTCGCGCAGCTTGATGTACTTAGTCAACGTGTTTCGGTTTACGGCAAGTTCGTTGGCTACGTAGTTTCTCGAGGCGCCGTTCAGCAGCATCGTGATGATCTGCTCGTCCTTGCCGTGAAGCTTGAGCTTCTCGACGCTGGTCGAGCCAACCGGCCGGCCGAGCTTGACGCCTTCGGCCTTCTTGCGTGCCAGAGCCTCGCGGGTCCGCGACGAGATCAAGCTGCGTTCAATCTCAGCTGAAAGCCCGAAGGCGAACGCCAGAACCTTGGAGTTGATGTCGTCCCGGAAGACGATGTTCTCCTTGACGGTGATGACAGCAACGCCGCGGTCGATCAAGTTCTGGATGGTGTTGAGGACATCAAGCAGGCGACGAGAGATGCGGCTCGTCTCGCTGACGATCAACGTGTCCCCGGCCTGAAGGTCCGCGAGCACTTCGCTGAACTTTCGCTCGGTGATCGTGCTCTTGTAGCCGGAGATGGTCTCGCCGACGATCTCGGTGATCTGGAGGTGCTCGCGGTCGGCGTACTCACGGATGCCGGTGAGTTGGTTGTCGGTCTCCTGCTTGATGGTCGAGACGCGGACATAGGCGATGACTCGCCCCATCAGCCCAGAGCCTTCACCTTCTCATCCACGTTCTCGAACACGCGGACCCACCGGTCGCATGTCGACACCGTGTGATCCTCTCCGTGCTCATCTATGAGCGAGCCCATGTTGTTCCAGCGGTGGACGTACCGACCGCGAACGAGCTTGTACACGTCGGAGCCGACTTCGGCGCTCTTCCTGCGGTCCTTCAGCATGAACTCGACGGTCGCGTAGTTGGGTGGCATCCCGAACCCGTTTGGCCCTGGCCCGTGGTGGCAGAACTCCCGCACACCCTGGTGGTTGGGACTGTCGAGCCAGTCCTCGTACGTCCTGCCGAAGATGCCCCAGAAGCTGCGGATCATGTCACCGGTCAGTTGCGGTACCCACTCGGGGAACGAGTACTCACCGAACGTGTTGGGCTGTTCGTAGTCCCGCGTCATCTATGCCGCCTTCTTGGTCTTCCGCGCAACGCGCTTCGCCACCGGCTTCGTGACTCGGACCTTCGCCTGGCTCTTCTGGAAAGCCTCCCACAGGTCCAGCTCTTCACGAGTCTGGTACTCGGGGCTCACCTTGAAGACCTCGACGAAGTTCTTGGGGTCGTCCTCGACCAGTGCCCGGTCGTAGATGCGTTGCGTCTGGCGTGGGTCGCGGTTGAAAGCGGAGTCGAGGAGCACATACTCCTGGTCGCCGTCGTCACAGGCTTCCTGCCAGAGCGCGCCCTTCTTGACGGTCACGCTGTCCTTGAGTTGCTTGAATGTCTTGCGTTGGTATGGTTTCACCTCTTCTCCTTTGGTTACTAGTTCGCAGTTGTCGGACCGTACGTTGCTCTCGGCGCCACTTTCCCATCGAATCTTCAGGTCGAACCGTGAGGGTGTCAATGAAATTACGCGAGCAACCTCACCTGCATGTCTTTTATAGTCGGTGAACTCCGAATAATCTCTTAAGCGAACTCGGTCCCCCACCTTAAACTTTACTTTTGCCATATATCACCTCCCTTCCTTCTGGTGCTTATTGATTAGTGAGTTGAGCTGCGCCACCTCTAGCTTCTGAGCGGTCTCGCTCAACTTCTTGGTGAACTTCGGGACTTGCACGCCGCGTTTACGTAGCTCGGTGGCCTTTGCCGCGACGGCGCCCTTCGAGCGGCCGAGTGCTTTCGCGACCTCCTCGATACTCTCGCTATTGAGCCAGGTGACCACGAACTCCCGGTTGTCGATGCGCTTACTCATCACTCACCTCTTTGATCGGCCCGCGCCGGCTCTTCCTCCCGCCCTTGAGGCCAGCGCACTGGGCGACGTGGTGACCGCGCTTGATGAGCTTGCAGGAGCAGGACCGGTAGGAGGCGAACCCACCAGTTCGGCCGACCTTGCCACCCATCGCACCGATGCGGGCGTAGAAGTCTTTGCCATGCTTGGCCTTGTTCTTGGCGGCGGCTTTCAGCCCGCCTTCGAGAGTCCCGCTCAAGACCGGAACCCCTCGCGGATGCCATCTACGAACCGCTGCCAGCGGGACTTCTTAGCCTTGTCGGCGAGCAATATGTCCGCCTGGCGGTAGGCGGCGTCTTCTTTGGTCAGCCCCCGTACCTCTTTTCCGAGCTTGCCTACCTGCTCCAGCGCACGGTTGGTGAGCTGCGCTTGGTTGCGAAGGTCACGGTCGTGCTGTTCTCGAGTGACGAAGAACTGGTCGTGTCTCTCTAGCCTGGCCGGCTGTTGCGGCCGCTGGGGCGTTGGACGTCCATGGCCCGGCTTCTTGATCTCCGGTGATGTCACGGACTGCGTCTGCGCGACCGGTTGAATGGCCTGAGTCTTCTCTACCGGCTGTACAGGAGTGCCCGGCGATCTGCGTTTCGACTGCTGAGCGCGACGCTTTGTGCGCCAGCTCGTGTAGTCCGCCGCACTCTTGAGTGAGCGGATGGTCGCCGCGGAGTAGCCGTACTTCTCCTCTGCCGCCTTCGCGCCATTGGTCTCGATGTACTTCTTAATCTGAGCGAAGCTCGTCTCATTGATCTTCTTGATGCCCTGCGGCATGTGTTCCTCCGGTGCTGAGCACCGCATTAGTTTCGATGTGCACGTCGTTGGCGCTCACCAGGGCGAGTACCAGGTCGTACGTGTCTCGGTTGATGTACTGACATCTCCCGCATACCCCGTTGGCGTCGTGGTCGTGCTGCTCGGGGCTCATACAGACGATGCAGCGGCTACTCACCGTTCATCATCTTGTTTATCTGCTTCGTACGGAGCTTGGAGTAAACCTGCTCTGCGTCTGCTTCGGTTCTTATGAGGGTCGAGACGTGGACGAACCAATCCGGGCCGTGACCAAGTTCCTCCGCTAGCTCGGCGATCTCGTCGAGTTTCTCTTGAAGGGGATCTGCGGGGGCTTCCTCGGTTGGCTCGTCACCAACGACGACTTCTGGAGTCTCTACAATCTCGCCCTCTACGGGCTCTGGCTGCGGGGGCTCGGCGTCTCCTGCAGGCGGTGTAGTGCCGTCCTCGGCCTTCGCCTCGAAGTCCCCACTGATCTCACCTTCCACGTACACAGGAGCGCCGTAGAAGACGTCTGGTGTGTAGATGCGGACGCCGTTGCTGATAGCGCGGGCGAAGTACATATTGCGCGGGAACTTGCGCCAGGTCTGATTGCTCATGAGGCCGGCCGCTTCGGCGTCTGCCTTCTTGAAGCTGGAAACTCCGAGCTTGTCCCACTCCGCGCGAGGAGCGCCAGGACGGGGGATCTCGTAGAACTCGATGACGCAGCCGTCGTTCTCCCAGTAGGTGACACGGTAATCGTACTTTGGATGCTTCTTGACCTTCGCAGCCATGAGGTTTGCAGACATCTCGGCGTTGCCGTTGATGATGTTGATACCTCTAATGGCAGCGAACGGCTGAATGCCGAACTCGACACCCGCAATGATCTTGACACCCGCTTGGTACACCTGCTGAGCCTGACTGACTCCACGGTCACCCTTGAACATTCCGCTCTGGATGAAGATCTTCGACAGACGGCTGATGTCGTCGAGCGAGCGTATAGCGATAGCTGAGCTATTCTCCGCTTCGTACCGGTCTACCGCCTTGTCGCTGATGGACTCTTTGCCCACCTCGTCAAGATGCTCGTCTGTCGTGGTCTCGCTCACCTTGTCTCTCCCGTTTAATGCTTGCTATCTCTTTGCGGACTACCTCCAGGCGTCGGACGCCGGTATAGATGACCATGCTGCCATTGATGCCGTCTCGAGCGGCTACGCGCTCGATGGCTAGGTCAGTAAGTTCGTCGAACCGAGATGTCCTAATGCGAGTGGCGCGTCCCCATTTGCCGACCAGCTTGAGCCAGGCGATGCCGGTGCTCGTGCCGATCACTTTGATGGACTGTCTACCCATACTGCTTCATAAACGCTTTCTCTCCGCTTATGGTTTCTATACCCAAACTCACAACTCTGTGCTGCGTGCTGTAATGCTGCCCCGCGCCGGTTGTATGTGAATAGTATGCGCCTATTGAAAACAATTTGCAATACTAATATGCTGCGATCTGTGGATAACTACGGGCAATTACTAAGGCACGTTTATCGCTACGGTCGAACCATGGGTCTCGAACCGGTCGCGCGCGGGCGCTGACCAGCGGCGACGTGGGGTTGACGGCGCGGGCTGGCTCGCCTCACACTGTAGTTATGATCATCTCGCCACGCGACGGGAGGATTCTGCGTCTCGTGGGGCGGTTCGGACAAGTCACTTCCGGACATGTCAGAACCATCGAGTTCTCGCAGAACAAGGCGAAGTCACGATGTGGCGAGGTATTAGCGCGTCTCGCAGCAAATGGACTGCTACGCACAGTGGAACGGCGGACGGTCGGGGGATGGGCCGGAGGCTCGGGCCAGTACATCTACCAGTTGGGGCCGAAGGGTTGGCTTTACCTTCGCCGCGAGGGCAAGTACACACCCTTTCGGTCTATCGACCCGCACCGCCTGGCCATCGTCGACGCATACGTCATGACTATCGAGGCGGAGCGGGCAGGCTCTATCCGTATCAATGAGGTTGTGAACGAACCGGACTGCCACGTGCAAATCGCTGGCGTCACTGTGACTCCAGACTTGTATGTGAACGCCGACGTTTTATCTGCACAGACTCGCCGTCGTATATGGGTCGAGGTGGATATGGGTACGGAGCGCCGCAAGCAGATCATCGACAAGATTACCCGCTACAGGCACGCGTATAGGGACTGGGGTGATGAGCGACCGGGCCAGCCGTTCCCGCGTGTAGTGTTCGTGGCGGTAGACGAGGAGCGCAAGCGCGAGCTGGAGACGATCGTGGGGGAGATGCCGGAGAGTGGCCGGCAGTTGTTTGCCGTGTGTACGGGTGAGGGTTTTCCACAAGTCTGGGGATAAGTGGCGAGTTTTCCACGGATAAGCGTTGTATATTCCGCAACCTATTCGCTTGTATCAATATTGAATTTACGGGGGTTTAGGCGCATACTAGTAGAGTAGTAAAATATAAGCGGAGACAACTACGTATGGACAAGCAAAGTACTAAAACTGCAATCGAACAAAATGACGTTTACAACCAGATACTGATTGATAGCTTCGGTGGCGTTATGTACAACGTGGCAAATCGAGAAAAGTATGACACTGACGAGCTGCTCGCGCTATGGAACAGTTTGACTGCGGCTGAGCGAGAAGCGGCTGGAGGGATAATGCGCGGCGCTATCGCTTTTGTCTCGGAGACGGCCTAGTGTTCGGCGCTGACTTCTACCCAACACCTCAATCCGTGGCGAGCGACATGCTCGCCAGGCTCGACCTCGCTAGCATCGAGCGAGTACTCGAGCCAAGTGCTGGCCGTGGCGATCTTGTAGAGGCGCTACTTACTGCGCACAGAAGCAGGACTATGCGCCAGGCCCCAGCCGTTGACGTGATCGAGTCTGACGACGAACTAGCCGCGGTGCTCAGGTCGAAGAGTTTCACCCTCGTGGGGCGCGACTTTCTCGCCTTTGAGTCCTACGCACAGTATGACGCGGTGCTTATGAACCCGCCCTTTAGTGCCGGGGTTGCGCATCTACTCAAGGCGCTCGAAGTAATGAAAAGCGGCGGTGACATCGTGTGTCTTCTCAATGCGGAGACACTGCGCAACCCGTACACCGCAGAGCGCAAGGTGCTCGTGCAGAAGCTTGACGCCCTAGGTGCATCGATCGAATATAAGGAGAGGACGTTTGCCACAGCCGCGCGCACCACCAATGTCGATATCGCACTTGTACACGTCAAGATCGAGCACCAGCCGCAGAGCGACATTCTGAAGAATCTCGTGCAAGCGAAGCAGATGACGGCGCGACAGTACGAGGCGAAAGAGGTAGTAGATGGCGACGCTCTACGTGGTGCGGTTCAGCGCCACGAAGTCGAGGCAGAGGCCGGCCTCAAACTCATCGACGAGTACAACGCACTCAAGCCGATACTCACACACGAGTTCAGCGGTGATCACAGCCGACCGATCATTGAGCTCAAAGTAGGGGACACCTACGGCAACCAATCACAACATTTCATCGAGCGACTGCGCATGAAGTACTGGCGCGAAGCGTTCAGCACGAGCGAGATGTCGCGACTATTCACCAGTGCCACGCGGGAGAAGTACCAGACGAAGGTGGCGGAGCTTGCCCGTTATGAGTTCAATCTGTCGAACATCAAGCAGGTGCAGCGTGATCTCGCCACTTCGATGCTTGAGAGTCTCGACGACTCCATCGTTAAGCTGTTTGATGGCTTCTGTGAGGCCTACTGGGACGAGGGAAGCAACAACGTCCACTACTACAACGGATGGAAAACGAATAGAGCCTATCGAGTCAATAAGAAGGTGATTACTCGACTGAACGCGTGGGGATGGGTCTCGTACCCGAGTTACATGCCCGCGAACTACGCCCATGAGCGGCTCGAAGATATTGCGAAGGTGTTCGCGTACCTCGATGGAGTGGTCTTTAATCCCGAGTCACTGCGCGAGACTCTCACCGATGCCGGCCGCACCGGGCAGACTCGCAACGTAGAACTTGAGTACTTCACTGTCACCTTCTACAAGAAGGGCACGACACATATAGTCTTTAAGCGCGACGATCTGTTGAAGAAGTTCAATCTCATCGGCTCCCAGCGCAAGGGATGGTTGCCACCTGAGTATGGGCGCAAGCGCTACGGCTCTATGACACGGGAAGAGCGCGAGGTCGTCGATGAGTTCGAGGGCGAAGAGAGCTATGCGGACACCATGCAACGCCTGGAGTTCTACGAGTCGCGCCCTACGCTCGGGCTCGGTGCTGGTTTGTAGCTAAGCTAAGTACGCATGGCCTACGACGCCGCTCCCTCCTCGGAGCGGCGCTTTTTCATCTCTTCGAACTCCCGGCGCCGTTGCGCGCTCCAGCTCATGTCCTTCTCATCCGATAGTCGGCGTAGGTACCGCGTGCGGCCTTCGCTGTCCTTGCGCTCCTTCTGCAGGTCGCTGAGTACGCGGGGGATTGTGTAGTCGGGCACCGTAAGAGTCCGGTTCAGGAGTAAGGAGGGAGAGTCGTGATCGTTGATGCCCATATCTGCCGTAAGTTAATCATGAAACCAGGATATTGTGAATACCGTTTCATCCTGCTATGACTAAGACAGAAGCACGTTCCGCGGGCTTGGCACCTTCCATCGGTACATACAAACTCCCAACTCCACCTCACATAGGTATCGCATGGTGTCGTACACTGCGCCGTGCGCTTGTAAAATACACATCACTCAACACAGTTGCCGCCCCAATCCTGAAAAGGAGGGGCGGCTTCGCTATTGATGGAACCGGGTGTTCGTGTTTGAATAGTGAGTAGCAAGCTTCAACTTCAAACGTCGCTTGCTCCTAGGATGGATAAACCTACGGAGGGTCTTGAATATTCTTCGCGTTGCTATATAATGGTAAGTGAAGTTGAAGCTGTGGCGCTCCGTAAGGGGCGCCTTCTTTGTAGTCTCGGGGAGTCCCTGACCGTGGCTTCTGGTGGAGACCCTAAACCGCACCAGTAAATCGGCTAAACCTTCTAGGGCGTGGTAAGCCCTGCGTTGCACTGATGATGCACCTTAACAAGAAGTCTGTATGTTCACTCTGATCACCTGCTGCACTCGTAGCTATGCAGGTGACCACGTGCCCGGAGACCAGCTACCGCCCCAACGGACAGTCGCCGGCCTCTAGGACAGACTCACCGCCGAACCCATCAGGGATCGCTTGAATACCAACTCCCCCCGTAGTTATACGGCTGAAAGAAGGGAGTGCTTAGGGTGCCATCAGACATGTAAAAAGGAAACCAACTAACAGGGGGCCAGAAGCAGCTCGGTGTTCAACCCCAAAGGATTCTCCAACTACCACGCTCAATTACGAAGGTGTATCGCTGGTCTATCTTGTTGTCGTAGTTGACGGTCGGGCCGTATTGCACAACGGTCTGCACCTCGAGTACTGCGGTGTCGCCGTCGCGGCTATGTTCAGTGACGCCGACGAAGTGATAGATGTTGTAGGTTGTGCCGTCCGAGATTGATCGCTGAAAGTTCTCGAACTCTCGTTGATTCTGGTAACCACCTATGCTGCGAGACTTGGTGCTGTATTGGTCACAGAACACGTTCCAATTTAGAGTAGGTATTTCGCTGGCCTTATTGGACTTCTGGACAACTTCGCTCGCGATCGCCACGTAGTCGCTGTGCAGCGTCTCCTTCGGAATGTCGGACGTGGTCAGTTTGCACCCGCGATCTGGAATGTTCGCACCGACAGGTGCGGCAGATTTTTGTGCATCGCTCGACTCGTCGTCTAGGACGACAACGGCCGACATGATCAGCAAAGCCAAGACGACTACCGCGGCCAGCACGCTTAGGACCACCACGCGAGTGTGTTGTTGCTTGGCGGCACCGTCGCTCACCCACAGCTGCCACCCATTAGGCGCAGGAGGCCAATCCGCAGGCGGCATCCAGCCCGGAGGGGGTGTCCATCCAGGGGGCGCAGGAGGCCAATTTGGTGGCGGGTTGTAGCGCATGAATGGTCCGTTCGCTGAGGTGACAGACAGAACCTATCGGTCACTGGGGCGGTGCGCCTTCGGAGTCGACTCGGTACAGCTGAACGGGTGAACTGGAGTAACAGTGCAGGGAGCGGAGGCGATGCCGATGGAGACCGAAGCGAGCGGTCTACCGCTCGTCCGGAGGTAGCGGCCAGTCCCGCCCCCAGTCGTCCTCCCAGGCTGGGTTGCCCGTCCGCGTAGGTGACCGCGGCGCTTCCGGGGGCATCGTGCCGGCCACGTCGGTGATCTCGTCGCCCTCTATGTAGACGCGCTGCATCGGCGGGGGCGAGTATCGAAGGAGCCGCTCGGCTTTGCTGAACGCTTGGGCTAGCTCGCGCTCATATTGGTCGATCTGCGTCTGGCTGTTGTTCTTCGGATTCACCAGCTCGAACCCGAGGCTCCAAGTCTGAATGGGGTTGTGGCGCTCGTACACGCGGGGAAAGCTGTTCTGGATCGTGACGTTCCACATGTCCTTGGCCTCACGACCGTGAAGCATGATGACGCGGAGTTCGGGCATCATCTCGATCACCCGCGCGAGGGCTTGAGCGCCCCTGAAGATCTCGTCGCTCTCGTCGAAATTGGCCCCGACCCAGGGTATGGCGTTCCACGACAGAACGTCGCTGAATTCGATGCCGGCCTCGCGCAGATACCGCGAGTGCCGCACAGCTCCTTGGTCCCGGTTGTCGAAATCAAGAAAACCGCTTCCGCTGTTCGCCGGGTCGGTGAGAGCGCCCGGAGTCTTGTTCACTGCGAGCAGGCTGGCGTTGACGCCGCCGTAGCGGGGCGAGACGAAGGGGACGAAGCGCTGCTGCTTGGCTCGGAGTTCGCGGACGTACTGGTTGATCTCGCGAACATGGGGGTCATCGACATGGTCTATGAGCCGGTTCTTCGGCGTCCTGCGTCCCCACATCAAGAGCTCCCCATGGTCGTCAGACATCTATGTAACCACCGGTTGGTGACACCTTCAGACAGAACTGCCGCTTCTACTCGTGGCAGTTTGGTCGGTGTTCGCACGTAGAGTCCTGAGCATGACTGCTGGCAAAACCACCGCGGCACTGCCGACGACGTTCGCCCCCATGTCCGAGGTTCCGCGTGGCTAGAATCTCAGGCTTCTTCGAGTGGGACGACGACGACCTGACTCCTGGCAATAAGAGAGAGGGCGGGCTATCCGGGAACTTGTTCGACCGTGACGGCAAGCTCAGGGGGAACGCCAGGTTCATCCCTCGCGAGAAGCCCGACCGAGGATCGACCGGCCAGCCATCAAACCCGCGCGGCGACAAGGGGGACGGAGGCGATCCCGTCCGAGTCGGCGGGAAAATGTTCAGGGTCACGTTGGTGAGTTCGTTGGTGAGGTTGGTGGGCTCGTCATCGGAGTCGTGCAAGAGGTCGTCGTAGGTGTGGTTGCGGACCTAGTCGAGGAAGCAAAGCCCCACGCCAAGAAGATGTGGGAGGAACAAGCTCTGCCTGCGATTAAGGAGCGAACCGCAGCAGCAGCGCACGATGCCTCGGCGGCGATCGGTGAGAAGGCTCGGCCGTTGATTGAGCGGCAGCGGGAGAAGGTGGCGGTTCGCAGGGCACAGAAGGCAGCGGCCAAAGAACCCATCGTGGTCGAGGGAACGATCGTGGACCCTGGTCGGTAGCCGGCCCACTTGTCCGGGGGCGCCGTGCTGTAGCTGGTCCTGTCGCCGCCTGTCCCTATACTCGCACCGTGTTCAGAAAGAAGACCGCCTACCTAACCCCTGAGCAAGCCGAGTACCTCGCAGCCGCAGTCATGCGGAAGCGCCTCGGTTTCAGGGACGCGAAGGTCACGGTTGCGAGCGGTGACGGCGGAGTCGACGTGATCTCGAAGCGAGGACTCGCGCAGGTCAAGCACTGGAACTCGCAGATCGGTCGTCCAGCGCTCCAGCAGCTTTACGGAGCCCGCGGCAAGGAAGTGAAGAAGCAGCTCATCTTCTTCAGCTCGGGTGGTTACAGTCCGCTGGCCGTTGAGTACGCGAACAAGCACGACATAGCCCTCTTCGGCTTCGCAGACGACTCGACATGGTGGGCGGTCAACAAGGCAGGTAAGAAACTCACTCGCAGCACACAACAGAAGCGCGAGGACAAGATTGAAGACCTCGCGAAGCAGACAGTGCAGGTCTCCAAGGGGTTGTGGGCTGTCAGCCAAGAGATCAAAGCTGAGGTGGCCCGTCCCATTCCGGAGCATCAGCTAAAGCGGATAGAGACGAAGCCGATTGAAGACGTAAGTGCGCCAGTTTGGTGGCGAACCGGACTCGGAATTGTCTTCATCGTGATTTCCACGTTCCCCTTCTATCTATGGGATTACGAGACGACCTCACCAGGGTCGCGTATCGCGTGGACTGTCATTTGGGCCATCCTTGGAGTTCTGCTTCTCGTTTGGGATTTCTACCTGAGGCGTAAGGCCGAGGACGTATTCCCTACTTAGTTATCTACGCCCCTCCGAACTTCACTATTGTATTTATTCGCAATTGAGCGCATACTAGTAGTGTCAATATAAGCGGAGATAACTAAATAATGACAACTGAATACAAGAAATCGAAATTCCGGGATATAATCCGGAGTCATCCACAGGCCACCAAATGGGTGGTCTACTCGCTCGTCTTCGGCCTGGGCTTTGCGCTCGCCGCGACGATCTACGCCAAGCCATACCCGGTCGACAAAGTCGTGACCAAGCAGGTCGAGGTCCCCGTCGAGAAGCGGGTGACCCGGACGGTTCACAAGACTCCGGATGCATGCCGACAGGCGCTCGAGATCGACAACGCGCTGTTCGTGCGTATCGCTGACTCGCTGCAATCGCTCGAGTTCGCCGGCCTCGCAGAGGATATCGAAGCTAAGACTCCAGGACGCACGGCGCTGTACCTGGAGTGTGTGGGGGCGTAGGCATGCCGCAAGCCGACTACAAGGTGGAAGTAAAGCCGACGCTATGGGAAGTCGTGCTGGAACAAGGCGCCTACAGTGATAGAAATGAAGAACATCACTTCATTCGAGCCAACGATCGCGAAGAGGCGTGGGCGCTGTTCAAGAGATACTGGGCAGACCAGGTCGACAACCACGGTGCGGGTGAGTGGACGCGCGGCAGCCTCCTGGTCTATGTGGATCAAGATGAGCACGAGGTCGAACGGTTTGCTCCCAAGAAGTGGCGCGGCTACTCCGACAATGATGAGCCGAACTACGACTACTCCTACGGCAACGCCTGGCGCGTAACGCTATACCAGCTATCAGTCGTGGAGTTCTTACGATGACCCGCACCATCCACCTCACCGACCAGGAAGCCATCGACATAGCGAAGCTCTGTGCCCGCATCACCGCTGGGGGAACAGACGGCCTCGAAGCCGAGAGCGAGGTGGTGACGTTCTTTGGCGAGAAGCTGGGGGGTGAGGGATGAGTGAACGCCTCACCCCGAACCCAGAAGACCAGCCCCGCTACTCCGACGAGGAACTAATAGAGCGGTCCATAGACCGTGCGCTAGAGACCGAACAGCGCATCGACGATGCCACCGCCAAGGTCATCGCATCCATGCTCCACAGCGGCCAGTTCACCGCGCTCTACGCACTTTCATCATCCGGTGCTATCTCGCACCGCCTAGCCGACGAACTCGACCTAGAGCACCGGCTTTCGATCCAACAGAACGCACCCGAGATCCGTCGATGGGTCGAACAGCTCCAGGCGTACGTACAAGGCCGCGAGAGCCACGATCCGGTCGAAGGATGGCCTCAACTATGGCTACAGCAGCCGGAGGCCGTAGAGCGCGAGTTAGACGACGAAGACTGCTGCGTTGATTGCGGGGAACACTTCGCCGACCCACATGCGCCTGGTTGCCCACGCGAAGACGTGCCCAACCAGGAAGAGCCGGCCGAAGACGACGCAAGGTCCGCCCTAGAGGCGAAGGTTCAATCCGCACTAGGCCACCTGACCACGTCTGCGCTCATACGCCGCATAGAGAAGGCGCAGGACTTTGGGTACGACGACGAAGCTGTCGAGCTTTCAAGGCGTCTACGCGAAGAGGGCAAGGACTGGCGCTGGAGCGATGACTTCTGCAACCCGCGAATCGTGATTGAGGGAGGGGAGTCGTGAATAGTGATCTCAAAAGACATAATCCGTTCGCGCTTCCGAGCGAGCCTGACTTTACCAATGAAATCGGTGTGAAATGGTGGGGTATCAATGCGGGTAGAGCAGAAGATGGCACTGCCGTCTACGTAGAAGCGCCCGACGGTGATCGAGACTATCTCATACTCAAAGATGGCGAAGTTCTCTATGGAACGAAGAGTCTAGAGGCGCTCTTCTATCGCTTCACCGTGCTGGAGCACTTACGTAAGCTGGAGGCAACTACCTAGGTGGCTGGTCGTCGTAAACCAGCCGAGCTACCCGAGAAGGTCGCAAACCCTGAGGGTGGGGCTCGGTACAAGACTTCGGTTGCGAAGCGGGAATCCGCGATGCGTTACTACTACGCGAATCGGGAGAGGATTAGCCGTGACCGTCGCGACCGAGCAGCAAAGCTGCGTGATGGCAAGTGGATGATCGGTCAATCCAAGCTACCGGAGTACGAGATCTGGTGCAGTATCAAGTCTCGCTGCTACAGACCTAACAACATCAACTACGAGCGATATGGTGCTCGCGGAGTGACAATGTGCCCGGAGTGGCGAGCCAGTTTCCTGGCGTTCTACAAGGATGTCGGGTCACGCCCGAGCCGCTCCTACTCACTGGATCGCATCGACAACGATGGAAACTACGAACCGGGAAACGTGCGCTGGGCAACTAAGCAGCAGCAGGGTGCGAACACGCGAAAGCGTCGAGACAACACGAGTGGTTACAGGGGGGTCTACCGAAATCCGCACTCGCTGAAACGGCCCTGGACGGCTAAGGTTCGCTACGACGGCAAAGACTTCACCGCTGGACATTACGAGACAGCTGAGGAAGCTGCATGGATGCGCGACCAGTGGGCGCTTGCTCTCCATGGTGAGTTTGCAAGTCTCAACTCTGAATACTCGGAGGCTACTACGTAGGTGCCGCGCTCTGAACGCGCACCAGCCCCGCAACCTGAGTGGGGCGAACTACTCGAAACCGCACTGACAGTGCCAGGTTCAGTAGGCAATACCTATATCCAAGGCCACGACTACAGCTACCTCAACAACCTGCGTCTGTTCTCACAAGGAGTTGCAGAGCCGACTACCTCTTACCGGGGATGGCAAGCACTCGGCCGCCAAGTGATGAAGGGCAGCAAAGGCTACAAGATCATCCGGCCCATCACCATCAAGTCGAAGACCGAGGTCGACGAGCACGGCGAGCCGAAGAAGTACATGAAGTTCAAAGAGGTTGCGGGAGCGTTCACATACTCCCAGACCGAAGGTGAGCCTCTCGATGAGGCGCTGACCGAGCAACCGGAGTGGAGCCGCGACCGAGCGCTCGGCGCACTGGGTATCCGCCTGGTGCAGTTCGCCGACACCACGCTCAACTCACAGGGCTACAGCGTCGGCAGAGACATCGCGATCTCGCCGGTAGCGGCGTACCCGCTGAAAACCACCTGGCATGAGCTTGCTCATGTCGAGGCCGGCCACACCTCGGTCGAGGGTCTGAGCGACTACCACGCTGGCAATCGCGGACTGTTCGAGTTCGAGGCAGAAGCCACCGCGTACCTCGGAATGCACGAGCTAGGACTCGATCACATGATGAACCCGGCCGAGAGCAGGAACTACATCCAGACCTGGCTTCACGGTGAGACACCGCCCGACGCATCGATCCGCAAGGTGTTCAAGCTGACGAACACGATCCTGACGGCGGGTCGGGTGGCTGTCGAAGAGTCTGGTGCTGAAGGAGAAGTCGCATGACCGAGCGTTCCAAGATCATCCGCTTCCCAGTAGAACGCGTGCGGGGTAGAAGGTCGCCGGACGTGCCGGTCTCTAATCGCCGTGCGGAGTTCGACTACTCAATGCAGCTACTTCGCGAGGCCATGGAGAAGGCGGGCGAACCGTTCCCCGACGCAGACCCAAGACGAGCCGCGATGGCGACGCTTGCCATGCGGGTATGCGATCTGGTCCTGGACATGCGCGGTGCCGTAGGTGATCGGCGTCGAACGATGGGCGAGGAGAGCACACGGGCATTGACTGAATACAACGAGATAAGGCAAGAAGTAAAAAAGGAGGATATGTGAACGAATCTACTACACCCAACACAAAGCACGAGGCTACCGAAAAGGATTTCGGTAGGCAAGAGCTGCGAGAGAAGATACTAAACGAGGGTTCAATCCCACGACGCACACAGTTACTTGACAATTTGATTGAGGAGGTTGAAACGCAAGCCTACAAACGAGGATTTAAAGAAGCTGAATCTCTCTCAGGTGACACAGTAAAAGTCGGAGTGAATAAGGCGTTGGATAAGCTAGACAAGGCTGGTCAAAACGCACTTAATCATACTGGTGAACGAGACGCACTTAGGGCAGCCATAGAGCAAGTAAGAAAGGAGATTAATGATGAGTAACTACAAGCACCAGAAGAAGCATCACGGAGTAGCTGGACTACCGCAGGAACTTGTAGGTTTAGTGAAACGTCATATCAAGAATCGTAAGAATGGCAAGAGAAAGAAGGTTGATTTATGACACCAGTCACTACACCTGATAAATTCGATTATCAAATGAAGCTTGCAGAACGTGATTCCTTGGAATTTCAGTTAAACAATGTTCAGTTTCAGGTGGATAAACTCATGGAAGAATGGAATCAAGTTAACTCAGAGATTGAAAATTGGGAGAAAGAACAGAGAGCGCTAGATGAATAGCACTACACCTGATGATGAGTATGGGTGGCTAGACAAGCTGCTGGCAGACTTTGCCGCCATCGTGGTTACACTGGATGATGATGCTCTAGACACCGCCACAAATCGTCAGAAGCAACAAATCATCTCCCGCATCCAACAAAACTACACCCGAAACAGTGAAGTAGTCGAAAAAGAACGTCGAGCTTATAAACAGGGTTGGGATAGTGCGGGTGGTGAGAACATCTTTACTCGCAGTGAAGTAGAGAGGGTGAAGCGAGAGGCAGAACAAAACGGAGCGGCTTATGCAATACACACTCTAGCTAATCATAAAGCTGTTGATGGAAAGAAAACTATACGTGTTGATTGGCTGATTACAAAGGGCGAACTGTATGCTATTGAGTTAGTAAAGATTGCTCAAAGAAACGATTTCAAGGTAGAGGGGTACGTCCCGCAACTCTCTAATAACGAGAACAAGGACAAAGCGGCGTGATCAACTACGAAGACCACCGCCTCAAGCTACAGTCCATCATCTTCGCAAAGGGTGAGCGCAAAGCCCAGGAGCAAGAGGCCAAGGTCGAGACACCCCAGTGCACCCACAAGCGCCAACGCTTCACGCAGACCATCCGTCCGGATAACCCCAACTTCAGGGGTGAGGCTCACTTCGTCGTGAGTGCCTGCGTCCCGTGCAAGCTCAAGTCGTATCTAGAGCTGGTAGTGACACCCTAGTTCAAAGCCATTCCTCGCCGAATTGGATCATGTCGATCACATATTTGACGTTGGCGAAGTTGATCTCGCGCTGCTGCTTGCGGCAGAGGCTGATAGACATCCGCATGTAGAGGTCTCGCTTGAACCGATCACTCGCTCGTTCCGCGACCAGTTGAGCCACGAAATCGTCTATCTCGACCTCGCACCCTCCGGCGACGTACTTAACGTGCGCTATCCGACTTTCTTGCGTCTCATCCACGACACCAATTGTCCTGTGCCGCAATTATGTTGGCAACCAGGGGGCATCTAGCTCGCGAAGACAGCCACGGAGCCGTGCGGACAGTAATCGTGAACACGGGGGAGGGGGGCGCGGCGAACTAATGGTTCACGAAGAACTCGTCGACCGCATGCACTACCCGAGGGCCGTGATCGTGCAGCATCTGCTTCGCGTTGACGATGAGGGTTTGTTTCAGATCTATCTTGGTTTCGCGTGTAACTTTAATCATTTGCTGGTTCAGTATAACACATATCAATACAATAGTCAATACAAAGTACAGCCAGTCGACACCTCAACGAACAGCGACCAGGGCAGTTCACTCAGGCGATGATCGCAGCACTCGGCGTGCATGTCCTCGTAGTCCACCCGGCTCGTCACGACCACCTGCTTGCTGCTGGAGACCATCTGTAGCACCAGGCGATCAACGGCGGTGAAGGCTTCGCAGTCGTGCCGAAGCGCCTCGGCGTCGTCGAGCAGCAGGACGTCGGCTTTGGTCACAACTCTGGCCGGCACCTGATCCAGCAGGGTCTGGTGCTGGACTCGGAGCCACTCGTTCCGGGTGGTCCCCGCGGCGATGCAGCCCAGAAGGAGTGACTTGCCGGTGCCGGACGGCCCGGAGATCCAGAGCGGGTTGTAGGCGCGTGCTGGCGCCTCAGCTACGGCGTACGCGGCGGCATGGGCGAAGCGGTTGGACTCGTGGACGTAGAAGGCTGCAAAGCTCCGGTACATGCGGAGATTGAATCGTGGACGTGGCCGTCGTGGCGCGCATCATCCACAGCTTGCCGTCGTCGTACTGGCTTGGTTCAGATCGCGCCGGGATCAGGCTGACGCAGCCTTCGCCGCAAGACTGTCCAAGTCTTGGAATGCTGTCGTCCTTAGCTGTTGTCCATTGGTAAGGCCCCAGAGGGTGTAACCCTCACGGCTCACCAGCTGACCTTGCCTGTCCCAGTTTCCTTTCGAAATGAGGCGAACTACTAGCCTCTGGTTGCTTCTGGGATTTGGAACTATGGAAAGCAGTTTTCGGCCCGCATCTGTCTGTACCAGGTGCTCGCCCTTCGTTTCCAGGCATACCACGTCGTTCCCATCCCATAGAAGAAAATCCGGGTAGAACATAGTCGTACTTCCGATGCTGATGAGCGGGATGCCGTATCCGCTGTTGGGCTTGTTTCGTGCCCAGGGCTTATCAAGCTTGTCGATTGCCCTAGCGAAGTCGGTCTCTAGAGTATTGAGACCGTCATAACCGACGTGAACTGAATTGTCGAACCTCTCGATCTCATCTTCTCGTGCAAGTATTGGGCCAACTACGTATGGGTTAGGTTTCTGTTGCTTGATAACCGCGTTGTCGAGATACGCACCGACAGATCTATCAGCTACCTGGACGATATGGTCGAAGGCTGGGCTGCTAAAACCAATCCGAGCGTCGAACTTAGCGTCTTCTGTGCTCATGACGTTCAACGCGGGCCTATACCTCCGCGACACTTCGCGCCTGAACACCCACCGTGCAGAGACCTGGCTTGATTGCTCGAAGTCCTCCCAATCCCCGACCGCCGCCTCAGGGCCGCCGACCTTTTGCGTGGCCTCCCGCTTCTCGCCACGCCCCCTAGTGTTGACATCGTCCTGGGAATAGTCGCTCATTACAGCTATAACTTGCGCGACAGCGTCCTCGGCGTCAGTGTTGTCGATAGCGGCTTTAGCGACCTGGTAGTTGCCTGTTGGATGAAACTCGACGGGCGGCTTCTTACCAGGTGATGTGGTGATGAGAGTAACTTCGGGAGCGATGCCGCCAAGACTCTCCCGTACTTCATCGACGACGCTCGCGAACACATCATTGCGATCCACGCGAACGTAGAAGTGTGCCGTATTGAGTCGTTGAGCCTGATAACGCTTGACTCCCGGTTGGCGAAGAACGCGTCCGATCACCTGCGAAACCTGGACACTTGACTCCATCGACTTGTCGACATACGCAAAGTAGACCGCCGGGTCGTCCCAGCCCTCTTGGAGAGCGAGGTTGAAGATAATGTGACGGTAGTTTTGCGCAGTGAATCGCTCGTAGTCGTCGTTGCCCTTGTTGTACAAGTTGAAGGCGTCAGGTAGTGGAAAGTCCTTGTGCGTTCTCAAGTCCGCGTATACGGCGATTTCAGAGGGCGGTACGCCAAGGTTCTCGGTCAGGTGCCGCCAGATTAGGATCGGCGGTGCCTGTCGGTCCTTAAATGGCTGTTTAGGGTCGTCTCTGCGCTGTGCGTCATCCGCCACCATGTTGGTATTGCAGACGTAGATGGCTTTAGGCTTGAACGGCAGACGCTCGGCCGTTGCTGCTGACTCGGCCTCCAAGAAGTCCTTATGCATCTGTGAGATGCTTTCTTCCATCGGGGTTTTCATGCCGATCATCGACACGCTGCTCTTAACGAGGTTCGCGCTCACGACCTCTGCCGAAGGCACCGGTGTGATTAGATCCGCCTCTTCGAAGCCTTCCGATTGGAGCGGCTGAATAACCTGTGCGGTCAGAGCCTCACGGGCTCGAAGCGTTGCGCTAGCGAGGAGGAATCCGTTGGGCTCCTGTTCTAGCAGTAGCTCAGTTTGTAGATCCGAGAAATTGTGTGCCTCGTCGTAGACGACGATGAGCGGCCGTCGCTCACCCCTCGCGGTGAGTCGCTTCTTGAGCGCGTCCCAGGTGGCGTCCTCTGTAGTATCAATCTCAGCTCTGAAGATTCGTAGCGAGCTATCTTGCCGGTCTGCGCGATTAAACGTGCCGACCGTCGCAAAGTAAACCTGAGGCCGCGGGTCCTGCTCCACGTCTGCTCGGCTGTAGTCAGCTAGGAGCCTTACGTTCGCATCGCCAAGTAAGTGATGGTAGGCGCCGCCCTGCGCCAAGTTGGCGTAGGCCTGGCGAACGACGACACGGCCCTTCGAGAGCCACAAGAATATGGGAGGCACGGAACAGCCAACCGAGATCTCGTTGACTGCTTGAGCCAAGATCGCGGTTTTCCCGGCACCAGTGATAGCCGAAAGCGCTTGGTAGAACGGGACTACTCGGAGGTTGTTCTTGCGTCCGAGCGTTACCGGATCGTCGAGATACTCGATGAACCGGTCGGCCAGAGCTGACGCGGCAGTACGCTGGAATTGAAACAGATCGATTGCCATCAGTTCTCGCTCTCTGAGAATGATTCGTGCTTCAAGTCCAGACCGAAGTCTTGCAGTATGCGGTCAGGTATTTGGTACCAGCGAACATCGTCAGTCACGAATAGGTTGAGTCGGGAGTACACGTGATAGCGCGGGACTAGCTGCGCCTTTTCTCCCTCCTCGACGCACTCCTCGTAGACTTCTTCGGTCAGGTCGGTGTTGCTGTCGGGCCCGTTCCAAACCAGGTAGATCCCCTCATCGTCGGAGTTCTGAGCGATGAGATATTTGTAGACATCCTTGTCGTCGATGTGTCTGACGCTGCGGACCTTTCGCCCCTCGGAGTGCGACGCGACGACTGCATCGATCATCTCGTCGCGTTCCATTAGCAGAAGAGTTTCAGCGTCGACCCGCTTCGTCAGCGACTTGAAGGTGAAGCCACCCGGAACGGGGTATCCCTTGTCATCCTTCGCCCAATTGCCGGTGACTACTCGCTTTAGGCGTTCGGCAGTGAGCGACTTGGCGTAGGAGTCTTTGTTCTGAGGGCTACCCTCTTCGATCATGATGAAGCTACGTTTGGCGTCCTGCGCCAAGTTCAGGCTCATTACTGCGTGTGCGGTGGTACCGGACCCTGCGAACGGGTCAAGAACCAGTCCATTCGGCGGGCACCAAATTTGGATGATCTTCTGAATCAACTTGAGCGGCTTCACCGTCTCGAAGCCGTGTCCTTGACCAATGATGTCGTTCAACTCGGACAGTCCATCGCTGGACCTGCCGGACTCCTCGTGGTCCCACGAGGTCGAACCGATCTCGAGCGGCAGCGCGTCGTCGTCGGCCCAGTAGGTGGTTGGTACGGAGCCTTTCCTGACCTTCTCAAGGTACGTCTTGGTACGAGGGCGTCCCTGTCCGTCCATGCCAAACCATATGAAAGGCCACGTCTGATCTTTGAGGGTTTTCCTTGCTCTTTCGCTGACGGCCTTCGGCACCGCTTCATCCGTGCCACCTTTGACCATCAGCGCCTTGGACCGACCATCACCGATGTCTCGTTCGACGTACTCCGTGCCCCACTCTGCGAGCCACGCCTTGACGTTGCGCTTCGGATGAGCCCATGCTCGGTTGCCTGGTGGGACATGAAGCTCCCCGGTGAACGGCGACTGGATAGCGTAGTCATTCGTCCTGCTGTAAGTCCGTGCCGAGAGATTGTTCTCGCGCCACGGGCCACCTGGGTCCCGGTCAGGATTGCCGTATCGCTTGTTGCTGGATTCTTTGCGATCGAGTCGCTGCGTCTGGGCGATGCTCTCGTTCTTCGCGTAGACGAGCACATACTCGGTGGCGGACGTGACGTGCCCGCTATCGGACCTGGGTGCTGTCGTCTTCTCCCAGTTGATGATTGCGATCCGATTCTTCTCGCCGAAGATCTCATCACACATCTGGCCGAGGTGAAACAGCTCGCGATAGTCGATGCAGATAGCTAGTACTCCGGTCGGCTTCAGCATGCTCATCATGACCTGCAAGCGTGGGTACATGAACTTCATCCACTTGGTGTGCTTGGCGGGGTCGTCGACGCCAACAGGGTCGCCCAGCCCGTCATCGTTGGGGTTCGTATCCCACTTGTCGTTGTAGCGAAAGTCGCTGCCGGTGTTGTACGGGGGATCAGCCACGATCAGATCGATTCGTCCGTGCTCACGGTAGAGCGATGCCATTCCCTGAAGATTGTCGCCCTCGAGTATCAGGTTCTCGTCGCGATACTTCTCGTCGCCGACTGAGTACGTGGGTCGGGTACGTTGAACTCGTGGCCGAACCCTCCGTCCAACCGACAGTATGTTCGCCTTGCCGGGGAACGATAGGTTGACGCCCGCCCCGGTCTTCTCCCGGATCATCTCGACGAGCTGTTCTACGCTCAGGTCGTCAAGCTCTGACGGGTTGTCCATACCTTGCGGCTCCTCTGTACTGGCTGACGCGTTTCGTGCTCCAACGTCTAGTACATCACCCGTGGGTGACATAGCCCGCCATCCGGTCTGGCAGCACCAGACGGGGTGGCGGGGACGCGCAGTAGTTTCCTGTGCCCGCGGTCTGCGTACGGTGCTGCGACGGGGCGCATGTGTCTGGCGGGTAGATGTCCGCGACTACCGACGAGCTCTTCACAAAACCGTCTTGACGTGCATAAATGATTGCACATGGCTGATGCATCTAGAACAGGCAACGAACAGGCACGCAAGAGGCTCGGTACAGGCGGGTTCGATCCCGACATAGGTGCGAAGACCCGCTTCAAGCCGGGGCAATCGGGCAACCCTGCTGGCCGGCCGAAGGGCCGCAGGAACCTGTCAACCGTCATCCAGGAGATGCTCAACGACGAACGCTTCATCGATCGACTCAGCGACAAGCTCCAGGACGAGGTAAAGAAGGCCGACCCAGAGTTTCAAGGGACGCCGATGAAGGCGATCATCACAACCGCCATGATCGAGGCCTTCGACCCGAACAGACCTCCAGGACCGCGGCACCAAGCCCGCGACTGGCTGGCCAAGTACGGCTACGGCACCAAGATCGACGTCACTTCTGACGGCGAGCGGGTCGAGGTTGCTCCGCTGGTGATCAGCAAGATTAAGCCGCGAGGTCTCGACGACGATGGAGCCCCTGAAGCTCAAGCAGAAGCAAGCTGAGGTCATCGACGCGGCCAATGATCCGGCCATCGACACGATCGTTCTCATCGGTGCGGTAGGTACGGGAAAGACAGATGTTGCCGCGCACCTCGTGCTCTCGATCTGCCAGAGCTTCCCGAAGACCCGCTGGCCGGTGTTCCGTGTGAACCAGTCGACCGCGGTCGAGACAGTGATCCCGTCCTACCTCGACATGGCCGAGCGCATGGGCATGATCCACGGCCAGGACTTCGTCTACACGCAGAAGCCCTACCGCATCACGTTCCCCAACGGCTCGACCATCCCGTTCCGCGAGGCGGATGCGACCAAGGACCGCGGTGGCAAGAAGATCAAGGGAATCAACGCCACCGGCAACCACCTCGACGAGGTGGACGAGTTTGAGTACGACATGTTCCTGCAGGCCACCTCACGTCGGGGGCGCAAGAACGAGTACGGCCAACCGTCGCTGTCGATCCTCACGGCCAACCCGAACGACGGGTGGCTTAAGGAACACATCTACGACAAGTGGAAGGCCGGCACACTGCCGAAGAACATCCGAGTCATCGAGTTCGACTTGGAAGATTCGTGGCAGACCGAGGCGGATGTCGCTGCGCTGCTGACTAATCCCACGTGGTGGGTCGAGCGCTACCTCCGCAACAACTGGAACTACGCCGACGAGGATGGCTCATTGTTTAAGTCGCGGCACTTCGCCGCCTCTATGACGGATGACCTAGACGCCGAGGCTGTCCGTTCCGCTGGGTATGACGTCGCCTGGAAGGGCGTAGACCGTTCGGTCCGTGCGCTGCTGTACGGGCTGACGATTGCGGACGTAACGGTGGTCAAGGCCAAGGGCGTGCGCATGGAGACGAAGGAGCAGGCCGACTGGCTGGTCGAGGACGCGGGGGAGAACGGGTACGGCATCGACAACACCGCGATCGACGCAGTCGGTATCGGCGGCGGCATGGTGGGCGACCTGGTCACGATGCACCTCAACCCGTACGAGTACGAAAGCGGCGGCCCGCCAGACCAGGACGTGTCACTGCCTGGGGTAGCGGCGACGCCCCTGCACTTCGCTGATCTGCGCACGCAGATGATCTACCTGTACGCCCGCGGGTTGGAGCTGGGGATCATCAAGCACTTCAAGGGTTGCCCGTTCCTGAAGGAGCTTCAGAAGGAGGCCATGATGCACCAGTACGAGATCACCAACAAGGTGCTGAAGGTCGAGAGCAAGCAGCAGATCAAGAAGCGTCTCGGTGTCAGCCCGGACCTCTTCGATGCGGTGATTATGGGGCTCTATGTCGCTCTGCGCCCCGTCCCCGAGTTCCAGGACCAAGACGAAGGTAGCGCTCCATCTGCCTTCGGCGGGGGTGCCGACCCGGTGTTCGGAGACTTGTACAGCTCACGTATCTGAGTTATGACTAGAAGTACGAATGGCCAGCCAGAATCGCAGAAGGACAACGCAATACAGCACAGAGTTCGGTGACTCTGGCGTAGCCATCTTCTCAGGCATCATCTCCGACAGCGACGAGTACATCAGTTCGCTTCGTGGTCCCGCGCTCATGCGGACCATCGAGGAGATGCGCCGCGGTGACTCGACGGTTAAGGCCGGCCTCATCGCCGCTAAGGCTCCGCTGATCGCCGCGGACTGGTACGCACAAGCGGCGGGCAAGGAGAAAGTCGACCTCGATATCAAGGCGCTGACGGATCACACGATGGTCAAGGTGCTGCACTGGAAGCAGCGTCTGCTCCCCGAGATTCTCACCATGATTGACTTCGGGTTCTCGGTCTTCGAGATCGTCGTCGACTGGATTGAGTTCGAGGGCAAGGAGTACCTGGTCCCCGTGAAGGTGGCGTACCGCAAACAGACCACCATCCAGGCGTGGGAGACCAAGGAGAAGAAGCGTGGCATCACGCAGATGACCGCCAACGGCGAGATCGTCTCCATCCCCGACGAGAAGATGATCCCCTTCACCTTCCAGCAGGAGGGTGACAACTGGCAGGGTCTATCGATCCTCCGACCTGCTTATAGCTCTTGGTATTACAAGAAGCACATGGAGAAGATCGAGGCACTGCAGCAGGAGCGCCAGGGCCTGGGGGTTGTGAAGATCAAGCACCCAGTCAAGGCGTCCGACACGATGAAGCAATCGGCCCGCCAGGGCGCACGCAACCTCCGTGCCAACGAACAGGCTTACATCGAGGAGCCTGAAGGCTGGGAGATCGACTTCATGGACATGAAGGCGAACACAGTCGCGGACCCAACCAAAGCGATCGCCCGTCATGACCGCAACATCCTCAAGTCAATGCAGGTGCAGTACTTGGACATCGGCGCATCGGAGTCATCCGGCTCCTACTCGGCGAGCGACAACCAGATGGAACTTCTCCAACAGACCAACCAGGCGCTCGGCTCCCAGATCGCGGCTCGCATCAACGAGAAGCTGGTCAAGCTGATCGTGGACCTGAACTTCACTGGTGCGGACTACCCAGAGTGGACCTGCGGCGAGATCGCCAAGAGCAACGTCAAGGAGTTCGCCGAGGTCTACAAGACGCTCGTCGATGCCGGTGGCCTCAACCCATCCGAAGCTGACGAGGACCACCTGCGCACCATGCTCGACCTGCCTGATCGTGTCACAGAAGACACAGACGATGAGAAAACCACAACGAAGTCGAAGACGTCGAAGGACAAAGACAACGAGGTGGACGAGGAGCTGGAGCAGGACGAGGTGAAAGCCTCACGACGCGCGGTTCTCGCATCGATCAGTTCGCGAGACTTCCCAGATCTCTACGACGGCACTGGGGTGAACCCAGACGACCTCGGCTGCATCATGCTCGACGTTGAGCCGATGGACGTCCTCAAGCACCTACCCGAAGATTCGCATGCGGACTTGGTTGACGCCTCCAGTCGACACGACCACGCCATGGGAGCAGTCGCCGAAAAGGAGGCGCACGTAACGCTTCTCTATGGACTCCTCGAGAATGGCAACGTCTGGAAAGACAAGGTCGATGCGGTACTGAGTGATTGGAAGCTCGACAAGGTGAAGATCGCAGAGGTCGGCTTCTTCGAGACGCCCGACAGCTATGCCGTGATCGCTCACGTTGAGCTGACGGACGATCTGGTGGATGGACATGAACGCCTCACCCTGTTGCCTCACATTCAGACCTTCAGCGAGTACAAGCCGCACATCACGTTGGCCTACGTCGACAAGGACGCTGACGTAGCTCCGTGGGTCGAAGCTCTCGGTTCTGCCTACAACGGCACCACGGTGAAGGCTCTCGGCATCAACTACGGGGACGAGCCGGACAAGGGAGCTGTGAAAGCCGCCCGCGTCCTCGCCGACGCCCGCAAGAACCAAGCTGAACTGGAGCAGCTGATCTATGGCCGATCGGCTCTCGCTGCGTAGGGCGCACGTCGAGCTGGTAGCCGGCATTCGTGCCTCAGAGGAGTGGCACCCCAGCTACAAGCAGACCCCAAAGCAGTTCCGGGCGTTGGTGAAGGCCGAAGCCGAACTGCAGAGCCAGACGGGGGAGTACCTGTACAACCTCTCGCAGCGAGCGGATCGATATGTCGACTGGACCGAGTACGGCCGCGAGCTGTCCAAACAACCGACACTCCAAGCTTCCATCCACGCTGATGCCGTCGCCAACGGCAGCGCCGAGGTCTGGAAGGGCGAGGCCGTCGACCTCATGAAGTACATCGTCGAGGCCATCAACATCATCATGGCGATCGGCGTGGACGCAGCGATCGAACGCTACGGGCTCCCGATCTACGTCGACAGCATCCAGGACTTCGTTGCCCGTGCGGCAGAGAAGCACGTTGCGGGCCTCGTAAGCGGCGTCACCGAGACGACCCGAGACAAGATCCGGCTCAGCATCAAACAGTCGCTCACACGCGGCGAGACAACGTCACAGGCCATCGATCGCATCCAGCGGACGATCAACAACCCCGTGCGTGCGGAGATGATCGCGCAGACGGAGAGCGTGAACGCCTGGAACCAGGGGCAGCTCACCTATGCACATGAAACCGGCGCCACTACGAAGGTGTGGGAAGCCTTGGCTGGCGCTTGCAAGCTCTGCGCGCCACTGGACGGCAAGAAGGTTGCGATCGACGAGGACTTCGTGCTCGGCAATGGGACGAGTCGGTCGGTTCCATCTGCGCATCCGCGATGTCGATGCTCGGTGTACTACGAGTATTAAGACCCTGCCTCTAGCGCGGCCCCGGTGAATGAAACTCTTCGTACAGCGACCGTAAATGTTCAGGCATCGTGCGGGCACTGCTTCCACGCAGGACTACGCTTGCATCGTGCTCGGTGATGTTCGCAGCTTGCGCAAGCTCAGCTGCGGTCGTCTGATGGGGACCGCGCCTGATTAGGTCGGCAAGAGTCGGCTGGCCCATTCCTGGTTGCCCGACATGGAACGATCCCGGGATGGAGCTATATCCCTGGCTATTTGCGTCCGCCTCGGAACGCAGGAACTGGTCATAGTCCTGCTGGGAATTCTTCCTGTTCTCGTAGCGCATCTTGCGAGCGTTCAGCTCTGCCGAGTACTGAGCCATCCTGAGGCGTTCTTCCTCGGAGTTTGATTTGGGCAGCAGCTCGCGAACGAACGGCCAGTAGCTCGCAGTGAATAGGCTCTGGCACGCAAGGTACTGCGTCAGGAACTCGCGACTCCTGATGCAGGTGACGACGGCGCCGATCAGGCAGGTCATCCCGATCGACAGGGCCCACAGCCGAAGAGCGGGGATCGCGCCGAGTCCGGCGATCCACACGATAGGCACAAGTGGCACCAGCCAGAGAAGGCAAATCCTGGTAATGATTGACGGGAAAGTAAGGCCGACCAGTATCGCGGCCAGTGCGATCGCAGGGGAATACGAGATGAAGCTCAGTATTGGAAGTGGGTTAGTTTCGAGGACGATGTCGGGAATCGCCCATTTAAAGGTGCGGAACCGTTCAGGGTCGTAAATCCACAGGTATCTGGTGTAGACCGCAGGGTCCGTCCAGCCGGTGTGTTCGGTGATGGACCATCTGGCTCCGCGCAGAATGAGGTCTGGCAGTGACACCCAAAGAAATGCTCCGACTGCAATGTAGAGGAAACGCCGGAAATATCTAGGGACACCAGAGGCTGTAGACCGATTGGTGGCAATCGGCTTAATCGCGTCGACGTACTCGAGGAAGCGTGGAGTCGAAAGCAGGTCAGGAATCCACTTTTCGACACGAGACTTCTGGCTAGGTGATTTCTCGATTATCGAGGAGAATTGTTGGACGGGGCTCGTCGCGTTAAAATCGCGACGAAGAACCCACAACTTGCCACCGGACGAATTCTCAGAGTTGTACGCCGCCAGGTTGGCGGGACTTAGGGGCGGGGTCGCCACACGCGTTCTCCTTGTCGAGCTAGGGCTCAGTCAATCCGAGGAGCATAACAGTCCGTCGAGAAGCGCACCGTCCGTTGTCAATTCGTCCGATCGGACTATTGACAAACCATGTCTGCTTCCGCATGTTCAGAAGCAGATGAAGGGCTTCGTCACCAAGACACCAATCAGGGCAGACAAGAGCGGCAACGTGCCGACCACTATCAACTTGCTCCTGACCGGAGACTGGAAGCCCGAGTATCACCCGGACTTCGAGCTAACTGCCGACGACCTCCGAGAGATGGTCACTCACTTTGAACAAGGCGTCGGCCTAGTCGCCGAAGACTCCGCCAAAGCGCCGGTCAACTACGGCCACCTGGCTGGCGACAAGGCCGCAGGCTGGATGAAGCGACTCTTCGTCCAAGCAGTGGACGGCACAGTGGGGCTCTTCGCTGACGTCGAATGGACGCCCGCCGCTGAGCAGGCGATCAAAGATGGTGAGTGGAAGTACATCTCGCCCGAGTTCAACACCCGCTCGTGGCCATGGCAGGACCCCGAAGACGGCCTGAGCTTCCAAGTCAACGTGCTGACCGGGGCGGCACTCACCAACATCCCCCTCTTCAAGAAGCTCAAGCCGATCACGGCATCGCGCGTCCCGCCCAAGAAGGGCGTGGAGGCGAGCCGGGGCTCGGAGGAGAGCGAAAAACGTAACCAAGGAGAACAGATGAACGTAGAAGACCTACGCACCAAGGAGGTGAAAGACCTCAACGACGAACAGAAACAGTTCCTCTCGGACAACAAGTCTGAGCTAACCGACGACGAACGCGCGAAGTTCGGCCTCGAAGACAAGCCTGTCGAGACCACTGCGCCTGAGACTCAGGCTCCAGAGACACCAGCACCGCAAGGTGATGGCGCACCACTCGAAGCCAGCGCGATCGCCGGCCGAGTAGCTGAGCTTGAGAAGCAACTCAAGGCCTCAAACGAACGCGAAGAAGCACTGCGCACGAAGATCGAGACCAAAGAGGTCAGCGAGTTCCTAGACGCTCGCATCAAGGCCGGCCAGATCAAGCAGGACGCGAAGGACTCATGGTCCAAGACCCTGCTCGCATCACGTGGAGACGCTCGCACAGCACTCGAGACTCAGCTCGCAGCACTGCCAGCCAACGAGAACATCGGCAAGGAACTTGGCGATGCAGGTGCGGACGTGAAGATCGAAGCCAGCCAAGAGCTGCACAACCAGGTCACCGCCAAGCTGACCGCATCACGAGAAGCCGGCAAACACCTGTCCTACGCGGCTGCACGCAAAGAAGTCCTCGCCAGCGACACCGCCCTCGCTGAACGAGTTAAAGAAGAGGAGGAGGCATAGATGTCATACCAACCAGGCGATCGATTCACCGAAGTAGCCGGTGCTGACCTCAGCACTAAGCGCTACCACATTGTCAAACTAAACACTGACGGCCAGGTCGTACTTGCCTCTGCTGCAACCGATGCCATCATCGGCGTCCTCGACAACGAGCCGAAGCAAGGCGAAGTCGCTGAAGTCGTCACGGCCAACGGCCAGGGCACGTTCCGCGTGAAAGCGGCCAACGCCACCATCGCGAAGGACGCGTTCATCACCACCGACGCGAACGGTAAAGCAGTCGCGACAACGACTACCGGCAACCGCGTCATCGGTCGAGCGGTCCGAGCCTTCGCTGCGAACGAGATCGGCGAATACATCAAAGCAAACGAAAAGTATTAGAAAGTAGAGACAACTGAATATGGCAAACACACCATTCTTCCCTGACCAACGTCTGACCAACGTCAGTACAGCTTGGCAGAACGCAGATAGCGACTTCATCTCCGACATCATCTTCCCCGAGGTGATCGTGAAGAAGCCAACCTTCGAGGTTGGGAAGTACCTCAAGGACTCGCTGATCATCCCGACCAGCTCCGTCCGAACCGGTGAAGCGAAAGCGAAGCGCGTGTCACTCAACCGTGGTGTCGACGTCTTCGGTCCGCTCAACGAGCACGCGCTCAGCGACTTCGTGACTCGTGCCGACTACCAGCTCACGGACGATCCGTTCGAACCGGAAGCTGACGCAGTCGAGAACCTGCACACGAAGATGGCCCTCATCGACGAAGCGGCCCTTTCGACTCAGCTCAGCGACACCAGCGTCATCACGCAGAACACCACGCTCAGCGGCACAAGCCAATGGAACGACAGCAACTCGAATCCGTTCCAGGATCTGAAAACTGCAGCTCAGACAGCGAGCTTCAAGAAGTACAACACGCTGTTCATGGGCTCAGAGGTCTACGACAACCTGATCCTTCACCCTGAGCTGCTCGATCGCATCAAGTGGAGCCAGACGGGTGTGATCACCGAGGAAGCGATGCTCGCACTCTTCCGTCCGTTCGGCATCACACGCATCGTGGTCGGCCGCGCTCAAGCCAACACAGGCAAGGAAGGCGTCAATGACGTGTTCACCAGTGTCTGGGGCAAGAACGCATGGCTCGGCTACATCACTCCACGCCCAGGTCGCAAGGAAGTGAACGGAGGCTACAAGTTCCGACTCGAAAACGCTCGTGAAGTGACCAAAGAGGCGTTCAACAACCCTCCCGGCACAGAGATCGTGGTTCGCGACCAGTACGACCACATCATCATGAACACCGAGTGCTTCTACCTAATCCGCAACGCGGTGGCGTAGGAGGTCTGACTCATGGCACGTAACGAAGTCGGATTTCGTGGTGCGAAGCTCGTCGGCGCGAAGCTAGACGGCACGAGCATCACCACCAAGACTGTCACGGTCGCTAGCTCGGCAACGAGTGGTACCGCGACGGTCGTCGCAGGCTCGGTAGTCCTCGGTGTCTACCCGGCCGGCAACCAGGACCAGTTCGTGGACAACGTCGCGATCAGCGGCACCACGCTCACGGTCACATTGGCTGCCGCCGCTACTGCGACGAACACGTACAAAGTAACTCTGATCGAACCGTAAGGAGGTCACCCGATGGCACAAGCAAAGGTAATTAACAACATCAACCACGACGGCGTCGCTTACAAGAAGGGTGACACTTTCGAGGGTGACAAGGAGACGGTGAACCAGCTGATCGAAGCTGGAGCGCTCCGTGACCCGAACGCTCCGAAAGAGGATCAGTCCACCGACTCGGCAGCCGAGGACAAGGCGAAAGCGCTCGTAGCTCAGGCTGAGAAGGCGCTCGCTGATGCGAAGGATGAGGCGGAGAAGATCCGCAACGACGCCAAGACTGATGCCGACAAGGTAGCTGAGGCTGCCAAGCAGGGCGCAGTGAAAGTCGTTGCCGACGCGAAAGCTGAGGCAGAGAAGATCAAAAAGGCTGCGCAGAGCAAGTAGATGCGCAAGACCTACGGCACAGGCGCTTGACACTGAACGAGACCGCTCCAGATGGGGCGGTCTTTACGTCTAGCTGTCGGGCGTCAAGCGTTGCTCACTTGGGGTGATTCCACTGACGACTTTCGATCGTGATCTGCGACCTTAACGACGAGAAGGTCAGAAGTCCCTTGCGATCGGGATCGTCAGCTAGATCCTGCCACTCTGTTCGCCTCACTACCCCTTCGTGGATCGCGGCTGTTAGTGTGAATTTCTCGATTTCCTCTGCTACAGCAGGTGGGGCTGTGATTTCACACAGGGTTGATACCCTCCTGAGTTCATTTAGCTGGTTAGTGAACTTCGGCCCGAAGCTGGCCAATCGGCCTTGCGAGTCTGAGAACTCACGATCGACCGTTCGCGAATGTGCTTCTAGTTCACCTAGGTCGAAAGCCCTCGGATTATCGCGAGCTAGTGCCACTTCGGCGTCATGGAACGTCTGATCCTGGTGGGTGCGTTGAACGTCTCTCAGCGCACCCTCATGTGCCCGCACAAGACTTATCCACTCGTCACACAAAACGACGTAATTCTGGATGTTCTCAAGTACTGACGCCCGCGTGGTTTCGAGCAGCCTGAAATCTTGATCAACTTTTTTGTCAGCTGATGCGCGCCTAGCAACGAGCCAGTTTCCGTACACGGTGCCTCCGCTTCCAACGAAGACACCGCCCAGTGCGAAGAAGCCCGTAACCCATTCACTAGCCACGTGTACATCCACTCTGCTGTAGGTCCCGATTATGCGATGATGATAGTAGATGCAGTACATCTCGACCTCGCACCAAGCCGAACTGAACGCCCAAGACCAGATGCGATCCTGGGGCTTTACTGACGCCGTTGCGACAACCGGAGGGTCGGACGGTGGCATCGACGTCCGCTCCTCCCGCGCCCTCGCTCAGGTGAAGTGGAAGGGTGGAGTCACCGGACGCCCAGACGTGCAGAACCTCTACGGGGCGAGAGGTGCGGGCACCGAGCAACTTCTCTTCTTCAGCGCCTCTGGCTACAGCGACCAGGCGATCGCCTACGCGGACCAACTCGGCATCATGCTCATGACCTACGACCCGCTCGGCGCGGTAGAAGGCGTGAACCCGGCAGCGCGGCGGTTCCTCGCGGCCGTGGGCGAAGTGCCGGCCTCGGTGGAGGCTCCGACCGACTGGCGGCTAGTGAGCACCTTGACGGTGGTACTGATCGTGGTGCTCAGCGCAGCGATCCTACTTTCGTGGCCTTCACAGTAGATCCTCCGGAAGCAGCACCGGGTGAGACAGCTAGGCATAGGCTGCTGCAATCAATTCCTAACCCTGGGGGCGCCACAATGACCGTAGTTATTTGGCAGGTCGACTCTAACGACTTGGAACAACAGGCCTCGTTAGAGCGTGCGGGCTGGTCCTTAACAAACCTAAAACTTAGGGGCGCTAACTCAGACTTACTTCTGTTTGCTAAGGAGTTTGGGTCGCAGCAGGCAGCTGAACAGCTAGTTTCCGCGGTGCCCACAGCGGACTTCGTTCGGGATAGTCAGTTCATGCACGCGCTTCATAGTGAGTCCAGCGGAATCGGTGAACTCTGGCCGAATGATATTGCGGCACAGAAGCTATCTCCTGCCGATGCTGCGGTGCGAAGGCGGTACTTAAGGGCGGTAGCGGACATGGCCGAGGAGATGGTGAAGCAGGTCAAGGTCTGGAAAGTACTAGCATGGGTCGCAGTCGTGATCGTGGCGCTCACACTCATCTTCGGTGGGGTTCAAATATCGCATGTAGTTGGAAAAGTAACCTCGAGCGACGCAACGGGTTACCAACTAATCGGCATTATCTTCGCTCTGGCTGTGTTTGTTGCTTCGCCCGGCGTCCTCTTCCTGCTCGGGCGGCCTCTCAAGGGCATCGACGAGTGGACCCCCGACGGTGTTCTCAAGAGTGAGAAAGAGGGGGATGACGGCGGCGAAGGCGAAGGGGAAGATCCAAAGACCTAGCGAGCCTGGCGCTACCCGGCCCGCTGTGCCGCCACCTTGACCTGCTAGTCTTCGCGGTTCATATTGAGGGCAGATGCCCTTTGATCCACACATCAATCTGCTCTCGGGGATCATCCAGGTCCCACCGACTCCCGCACTGATCGGCGAGACCTTCGTGCTGCGCGAGGGTCAGGGGAGCCGCTTCGAGCCTGGTGTCCCGGTGACTATCTGTCACCCTGCAGCTGAGCCAACGCCGGACACCGCCGAGATCGGCTACGTCACTGAGGTCGATGGCGATGTACTGACGATCAAGCGAGCGCAAGAAGGCAGCTCAGCGCAGCACGTCGTGGCCGGCTGGAGGATCTCGGCGACCATCACCGCGAAGATCCTCACCGACATCGAAGAGGCCATTGAGACGAAGGCTGACGCTGCGTCCATCCCCGATATCAGTGGGAAAGCAGACACGATCTATGTCGACGAGCGGCTCACCGACGTACGTGTCACTGCCCAAGCTGCGCTCGAACAAGAGACTGTGTCTCGGGTCGACGCTGACACCGAACTGTTCACGCAGATCGACGAGATGACCACCGCGCTTCAGACCAAGGTCGATCAGGAAACCGGTAAAGGTCTAAGCTCCAACGACTTCACGACGGCCGAGAAGACCAAGCTGTCCGGTGTAGCGCCAGGAGCCACGCAGAACGCGCCTGATAACGCATTACGGGACAGAGCGACTCATTCTGGCACTCAACCAGTCTCGACCGTCACAGGGCTTCAAACGGCGCTAGACGCGAAGCAGACGAGCATGATGTTCAACGTTCGCGATTATGGAGCGATAGGCGACGGGGTCACCGACGACACCGCATCCATCCAGGCGGCGGTTGATGCAGCGGCGATCGGCGGGGGATCGGTCTTCGTCCCTCGTGGCACCTACCTCGTCAACGGCACCGTGAACATCTCGTCATCGGTAAGACTCACCGGAGCGGGGATGGACAACGGCACCAGCGTCGTCGGCACGACGTTCAAACGCACGACTTCTACCGGCTCGCCGATGTTCTCGGTGACAGGCGGGGTACCTGGATCTGGCGACGCGGTCTCGACGAGCCCAGTCAAACGGGTGGTCTTCAGCGACTTCACGCTCCGGGCCTCAGGTAGCTCGGACACGCTCCTGCGGATGTTCTACACCAACCGCAATCACATGGCACGGGTCCGCTTCATCGGTACGACCGGTCACGCGGTGCACGGCGTGGAGTTCTGGGACACGACCTTCGACGCGTGCACCTTCGACTTCACCGGCACCGCATCGAAAGCTTCTGTTTTCCTGCAGAATCGGTCGACCAGCACCGCCAGCCAAATCGGGTACTCCAACGACAACTGCAACAGACTCAGCTTCCGAAGCTGTACGTGGGAGTCGTTCACCTCGAAGTGCATCGAAATGGACGGATCAAGCAACGGCAGCACCCACCTGATGAACAACATCACCATCGACGACTGCAAGTTCGAGACAAGCACGTTCGAGCGTCCGTTCATCCAGACCGGCGCGAGCGTCGCGTCGGTGTACATCAAGGACAGCTACTTCGCATCCAATGCGGGCAGTGCACCCGCTCCGCAGATCGCTCTTGGTGGCTCCAGCGCATCGGTGAAGGACTGCCGCTTCTACCAGGGGGCTGCGGGCGTTGTTGAGTGCGCGATCAAGCTCGACGGGCACGCGGGGCAGAACACCGTGGATAGCATCACCTGCAACTGGCTCGGCTCGGCACCGACCAGCGGAGCAGCGGTTGTAATCGGGACGCCGGTCACGCCATCCGAGGACTCGATCAGCAACGTCAAGGCCAACACTGGCAAGAAGGTGGTGGACGCTACCGCCTACAGCTCGTTCCGAGCAGCGCAATCGATCACCGCAACCGCCGACCAGGAGCCGAAGCTGCTCCTCGAACAGACCGGCGCGAACCCGAAGAAGTTCGTCCTCGGCATCTCGCCGAGCGGCAACCTCTCGCTCCAACCGGACATCGGTGCTCTCTGGACCGTCAAGAAGCCGGACGGAGCCAACTTCGCTGTCTTCGACATGAGTAACGGACGACTAGGAGTGAACAACGTCAGTCCGTCCGTGACGCTCGACGTCACAGGTGAAGCGCGAGTCACTGTCGCCGGTACGACCGCATCGAGCGTCGTGACCGTAGGTGGCGCGCAGACCCTGACGAACAAGTCGCTGACGTCCCCGACCCTGACAGGCACTCCGGTTCTGCCGGCCACGATCACTGCGAACTCGTTTAACGTGACTTTCCCTGGTGCGGCAACCACTATCGTCGGACGCTCAACTGTCGACACTATGAGCAACAAGACCCTGACCTCCCCGAAGCTGACCTCGGGCAACGCACCTGCGACCTCGACATCAACAGGCACAGTCGGCCAGGTCGAGTGGGACGCGAACTACCTCTACGTGTGCACTGCGACCAACGTCTGGAAGCGCGCTGCGCTGGGGGCCTGGTGATGTTCGGAGCCTTCAGTGTCGGCTCAGTCTCCGTTGGATCACCGGTCGGGCGGTTGATCGGCGTGATCGCCACTCGTGCAACAGTTCTCTTCGCTCCTGGGCAGTCATCGACGCCCTTGACCGCAGTGGCCGACGAAGTCATATTGAGGGGTAAGTAACCGGAACACATCGCATGGCAACGCTCAACATCGAATCATTCAGCGACATCAACATCAAGGAACGCACCGAGCTGCTAGAGCCCGCCGCTGCTGGCGACTCCGTGATCAAGGTGCTGAGCACGGATGACTATGCGACCGGCGACATCCTGTACGTGGGCTCGCTGTCGCGTGAAGGCTGCGAGAGAGCTGTCGTCGCGTCAGTAGACACTCCAACTCAACTGACGCTCGTAGCTGCACTACAACACGCTCATATCGCCTATGACTCGGTGTGTTCCGTTCTCGGCGACACAATTCGGATCTACCGGGCTCCAAACATGGACGGCTCGATCCCACCCACCGGCAACTTCGTCGCCCTCGCTACCAGGAAGATCGACTCGGAACAGATCAGCACGTACTACCGGGACAGCACCGGATCATCGGCGTACTGGTACCGCTTCACCTACACGAACCTAGACACGGGCGACGAGACGGCGCTGACTGACTCCACCGCAGCTCGCGGAGAAGACTTCGGCAACTACTGCTCACTCCGCGAGATCCGTGAAGAGGCGGGAGCACTTCACGCGTACACCCTGCCTGACACCACCGTCGCCCAGTGTCGAACTAACGCACAGAGCGAGATCAATGCCGGGCTGCGCAACGTCTACGGCAAGAAGGTGCCGTTCAACCCAGTCCCCGGTGCGGTCAAGACGCTGACGATCCAGTTGGCTGCTGCACTGCTTCGCAAGATCCGGTTCCCGGGACAGAAGTCTCTATGGGAAGACGACCTCGACGCAGCGCGTGAGTCTCTCGAAGCGCTGCAGAACAAAGACTCGTCGCTGACGGACGACGAGGGCGAGGACATCGTCGACTCGTCGATCGGCTTCTATCCAGGGAACAACGACTACCGCGCCTTCAGCATGGACATGGAGATCTAGCGTGGCTGATTCTCTAGATGTGCGGTTAAAGGTCGACGGGGACGCCCAGTTGAAGGCGATGCTGTCTGGCCTGAGCTTGGATCTGCAGAACCTACGACCAGCGATGGACGAGGTAGGTCGCGGCGCTGTACGGATGTTCAGCGGCCCCGTCTTCGCTTCGCGTGGACAGCGTCTGGGTGAGTCGTGGCCTCGCTTGAGTACGGACTACGCAGCTCAGAAGGCGAAGCGTTACGCGGGCCGACCGGTCTTGGTTCGTACAGGTCAGATGCAATCGAGGTTCGGCCACCAGGCAGCGGCCACCAGTGTGACGATCTACAACCTCGATCCCAAGTTCAAGTTCCACCAGTCGAACGCCCCACGCTCGAAGATCCCACGTCGCGCCATGATCGGCATCTACCAAGGGCTCGACAACGATGTTCGCAACACGGTGGCTGCGGTCATCGCTCGCAAGATCAAGGAGCGTTCGAAATGAACGACCCCACCGCGGCCATAGTTCAATTCCTCCGTCGCGAGTTCGTCGGCAAGTCCGAGATCAAGGCGGTCTACGACTCAGACCCTGACCTCATTCCAACAGACGCGTTGCCCTGCATCACGGTGGACAAGCAGGGGGATCGGTCTCAGTACGGCGCGACGGGCTACCTCGACGTCACCGAAGAGATCGTCGTCAAGGTCATCCTCGACAAGCAGGTGGACTGGAAAGACGACGTTGACCACGAACAGCACGTGAAGAAGCATCTCCGCCGGCTGGTCGAACGTCGGACTGATGACGGACGTGCGTACGCGCCGGGGACGATCCGGTACGCCCTCGCGAACCGCCTGGAGATCGAGAGGGTGGTGGTCAGTGCGGCTATCGGTGTGGACTACGGCATCGCTGCTAGGAACGCGGAGAGCATGGTAACGGCGGAAGCGCATTTGGCGATCTCGTGCACGTACAGCGTGCGTATGCGCTCCAGCGATTGACCGCTCGTCCGGTCGGACGACACCGGAAAGCCAAGCGCCCGTGCTACCGTCAGCGACTCGCAACCGAGGGGATCAGCCGTGAGTTACCAGGGACCGCCCGGACAGTACCCGCCGCATCAACCCCCGCAGGGGGGTTGGAACCCGCAGTACCCCCAGCCTCCACAACCTCGCAAGCCTCGTCGCGTTTTGTTCGTGGCCCTGGGCGCTGTGCTCGCGCTCGTTCTGGTGGGTGGAGCGTTCACCGCCTACAAGATCTATGAGACTTCATCGATCGCGGGCCCGGACGTTATCTCGGGTGCCGAGTGCTACCAGCACGTCGATGAGACTATGTCCAACTGGCACTCCGGAATGGGTAGTAATTTAGGTGAGAACCTGGACGTGCATGGCGCGTTCTATGACACGGATGGGGTTACCAAGGTCTTCGGTTACACGCCCGAACAACGTCAACAGATTCAGAAGAGCTATGAACAGCTCGCTAACCAGTTTGTAGACCACCGCGCTGGCGACTCGATGTGGGGCGTGAGCTACGTGATCTACAACAATTCGGACAAGGGAAGCCCGGAGGAGCAATCCGATGGCCAACTTAATGCCGGATACGAGATCTGCATGACCTTCGGAAGCAAAGACTGGAACTGGGGTTACATACAGCGAAAGCAGCCCGACTACAAGATGGGTGATGTCCCCGCCAGTGAACGCTGAGGACGCAGTGCGCTAATTGCCGCAACCCTTGACGAATTTCGAGTGTCCTGCGAAGTTGAGGATATAAGCAGGAACCAACAATCGATGTCGACGACAACTACATACAAGAACGTCTCTGAAGCCGACCAGACTCTGGTCGGCTTCGGTGTTATCGGGGCCGGTGACACTGTCGAGACGGACCGAGAGATCAACCACCCTGCGTTCGAGCAGGTTGAAGCCGAGGAGGTGAAGGGCAAGAAGGAGGTGAAGACGGATGAACAACGGAATTAGTGGCAACAGCGGCTATCTCACGCTCGGCCGAGAGGCTGACAGCGCCAAGGGCGTACCGGTCGCCGCGACCCATGTCGTCCCTATGACGGACGAGTCCCTGACTTCGGAGCTGAACTCCAACGGCGAATCTCTCGTCTTCGGCTCCAAGGCAGCACGGCTCCTGACGACACCGGGCATCCGCTCTCACGGTGGCGACATCACAGTGCTCGCGGAGCCGACCAGCACGGCGCTTCTGTTCGATGCACTGCTTCCACGCACCAGCATCACCAGCCTAGGCGGAGGTTACTACCAGTGGCTCTTCAACTCCACCGACTGGACGTCGACAGGCTCGTACACGGTGGACATCAGCAAGGGCGTCTCGGTATCCCGATTTGCTGGAGTTCAGGCCAGCGAGATCTCTCCGAGCTGGAGCGACAATCGGCAGAGCTGGAAGGTCAAGGTCTCAGCGCTCAAGGCCTTCCACGGCGCGGTCATCACCAGCCAGGCGACGGCCACGCTGACTCTCGACAGTACACACAACCCGAAGCCAACCGACTTGCTGCGAACCGGCGATACAGTCGGCATCCGCCACGCAAACGGCACGACTGAGAACAACACTATTCTCTCGAAGACAGACACGACGGTCACGCTCACGACCACGCCTGGTGCGACAGTCAACGGCGATGTCCTCTACATCCGGCCCACTACACCGACGCTCGAAGATCTAGCGCCGTTCCTCTGGAGCCGTACAGAGTTCCGCTTCGGGGCAGACGCTGAAGCAGCGCTCACGGCGACACACACTCCAGCCGAAGACGGCAGCGAGTACTCGGTCACTCACGAGTTCGAGGACGACAAGGGGGCGCAATCCAGCGGGTCATTCGGTCCGTCACGACTGGTTCGATCCAAGACCATCGACGCAACCGCGAAGGTCAAGGAGTACTACGAGAACGACGCTGAAGCAGCGAAGTACAACGCCATCGCTAAGAAGGCCCTCGTGATCCGTTCGTTCAGCGAGGGACAGTGCGAGGTCCGCGTCACGCTCAACAACCTCGCGTGCATCAAGGGTGGCGACAAGCCGATGGTGAAGTCGGACGAGGCGCTCTTCTACGAGCGTGAGTACCAGCCGAACTACGACCGCGTGGACGGCCAGATGCTCTCGGTGACAGTGATTAACAAACTCGCTTCGGCGTAAGGAGGTGATAGATGCCGCAACTACAGAAGTCAAACATTCAGGAGCTGACGTGTCCGTCTCCTGACCCAAGAGATCCGATCAAGGTGACGATCGACCTAGCTCCCTACGGAGGGCTAGCCGAAGACATCCTCGACCCGGTGACACAGACGGTGCGTGTGAGTAGCGGACCTATCGCCGCCGCGATCCTTGACTGGAATCTCATCGACGACGCGGGCAAGAAGGAAGCAATCACATCCGCCAACGTGCGCAGACTGCCGAAAGAGGCGCTGGAGTTCCTAGCGAACAAGCTGTTCGGCGAGTTTCAAGTTGCCGTCGAAGCCAAACCGGTTGGGCCGGACGAAAAAAAAGACTGATCCTGATGCTGTCGGCGGCGTACGACGGGCACGAGAGTCAACACGCACCGACCCTCGCCTACATGTCGTACCGATGGCGGAAGGAGATGCACGCGACCCCGGAGGACTTCAGGAAGACGCCGATCGACGTGGTCCGCCGGGACCTTGAGTACATAGCAATTGAACGGACGATTGAAAGGTCCAAATCACAACAGAATTAGGATGCCTAGCCTCTCTGCCAACGAACTAACACTGACGATCAGAGCGACCGACGAAGCCTCGGCCACTTTAAAGCGTCTACAGAAGGAGTTGGACGCCACCGCAGGCGCAAGTGCGAGGGGCGGTAGAGAAGCAAGCGGACTGTCGCGCTTCTGGGGCTCGGCAACCGAGTCGAGCAGCATGCTGGCGAAGGGCGCCGGCCTCGCGACCGTTGCAGTGGGCGCTCTGGGTTCGGTTGGGTTCGGCGGTCTCATGTCCTACGCCATCACCTCGACCCGTGAGGTGCAGGGTTACATCGCCGGCATTAAGAGCCTCACCGGCAATACTGAAGAGGCGAGCGGTGTCATCAAGTCGATGGTCGACTATGTCCAGGGGAAGCCGTTCGATCGCATTGAGGTACTAGGCGCAGCGCGTAACCTTCTGACGTTTGGGCGAAGTGCCGAGCAAACGAAATCCGACATCGAGTTGCTCGGCCGAGCATCGATCATCTCCGGCAAAGACATCGGGTCGCTGTCCGAAATCTACGGCCGTGTGGCCTCGTCGGGTCGCTTGATGAACGATGACTTCAACCAGCTCATGTACGCGGGCGTGAACGTCGGCAAGACACTGTCCAGCAACCTCGGTGTGTCGATGGATGAGCTGCGGCAGCGGATGGCTGAGGGCGAAGTTTCCTTCGAGGATTTCCGTGCCGCGATGGAACAAGCACTACCTGCAGACGCAGTCGAGCAGAACTCGAACACCATCGACAACAAGCTACTCACCCTTCAGTCGTCGTTCCGCAACCTCGGCTTCTCCATTCTCGGAGTCGACTTCTCCAAGGTCGACGGCAACGGACAACCGCTCGTGAAAGAGGGCGGCCTCCTAGATCGCGGCATCAAGCTGATCGACAGGCTCACGACACTCCTCAAGGACCCAGCGATCCAGGCTGGTTTCCAGCTGATCGGGGATGCCGCTGCTAAGGCCGCTGAGGCCGGGCTCACGGCCTTCGGGTGGGCGCTCGAGAAGCTCCCCGGTGTGCTCGGCTGGATCAAAGACAACGCACCAGCCGTCGCGGGTGGCGTCCTGGGTGCTTTGATCCCGGCGTTCATCGCATGGGGAACCGCTGCATGGGGCGCAGCTGCGGGGATGATCGCGGCGACGTGGCCGATTCTGCTGCTCATCGGTCTAGGCGCACTGCTCGGTGTCGCCATCAACGAGGTCGTCAAGCACTTCGGTGGCTGGGGCACGGTGATGGAGTGGCTGCGAGGCGTCGGCGACACTCTGTACAAGTTCTTTACCGAAACCGTGCCTGCCGGATTTGCCCAGGCCTTCCAGTGGATCTCGGATCGGGCCACATGGCTGAAGGACAACTTCTGGGAGACAGTCGGTTTCATCATCGGCTTCTTCGCGACGCTGCCGTTCAAATTGCCGTTCTATGTGGTCGCCGCCATCGGAGCGATCATCAGCTACCTGGCGAGCGTCAACTGGGGCGCGGTGTTCAACGCAATCGGCAGTGCCTTCTCAGCGGGTTGGGAGGGTATCAAGCAGGGCGCGATTGGCCTCTGGAACTGGCTGAGAAATCTGGACTGGGGTGCGATCGGACGCAGCGTCGGCAACGCAGTCATCGGCGCCATTGAAGGTGCGATCAACGGCGCGCTCCATGGCCTACCGGGCTCTCCGAAAATCAGCATCCCGCGCTTCGCTACAGGTACCAACTACGCACCAGGTGGCATGGCGTGGGTCGGCGAGCGCGGTCCAGAGTTGGTCAACCTACCGCGGGGCTCGCAGGTTTACACGAACTCGCAGAGCCGCCAGATGACGGGCAAAGCACAGAGTCGCGGTGACATCAACGTAGAGCAGCACATTCACAACCAGGTCGACTACGACCGGGGTATTGCGGAGCTTGGCTTCATGTTGAGGGCCGCGTAATGCATGAGTTCAACATCGGTTCGCTGACGATCATGAACGGGGGAGTACCGGCACCCGGCTTCACCTTGTCGATACCGATCGAGGGTCTGGACGGGCCGAAACACCGAACAAGCAGCTACTCGAAGCCTGGTCGGCACGGCGTGGAGATCTCTGCTCAGTTCTACGACGAGCGGCTGGTGACCTTCACCGGCCTGATCTACGGCGAGACCCTCGAAGAGTTCGAGGCCAACCGACGCGCGCTCATCACCGCGGTCGCGATCAAGAAGGACGACGACGGTTATCCCGAGCCAACGCGCGTGAGTTTCACGACGCTGGCCGGCGACAGCTACATCGTCGACATCTACTTCGATAAGCCGCTCATGAACATGGAGTCGCCGATCCACGCGACCTACCAAATCACGGGAGTGTGTGCCGATCCGTTCATCTTCGGAGCTACGACCGTGACCAGCGCACAGATCCGTCCGCCTTCAGGTGGGGGCTACTCGGTTCCGATGGTTGTCCCGTACGTCTCGGACGCCTCGGTGGGTGGCTCGATCACCCTCACCAACGACGGAACCGAGACCGCGATGCCGGTCATCACGTTAACGGGACTGCTGACGCAGCCAGTGCTCGCCAATCAGACGACCGGGATGCGTCTGGAACTCAACTACACGCTGGCGTCCGGGCAGACGATGACCGTCGACATGGACAGGCAGCTGATACTTCGGAGTGGGTCGAGTCAGATTGGCGCCAAGACAGTGGCCTCCGACTGGTGGGGGCTCGCGCCTGGTCCGAACGCGATCTCGCTTACGACGATGAGTTCATCCGACACCGGTCATGCAGTCTTCGTCTTTAACCCGCCGTACGTGGGGGTCTAGCCATGGCGTGGTCAAGCAAGTACACCATCGAACTCTGGAGCAAGAACGGCGTCATGCTCGCGGACTTCAGCGGACGGGCAACGGGGCGGAAGATCGTCGAGAGCCGGAACTACCCCGAGTCCATCGAGTTCGCGTTGGATCTCAATGCGTTCGAGAAGTACTGCCGAGACTCAGGTATCGATCCGAAGCAGCTGTTGATCACCAACAGCACCGAGGTGCGGGTGCGTCGAGCTGGCACCTACCTCACGGGCGGGCAACTGGTCTATAAGAACGCCAGCATCAGGGCCGAAGCGCAGGGCGTGGTCTGTCGGGTGCATGGGTTTCTGGCCCTGTTCAACAAGCGGCGCACCGGCGACTCGCCTGCGGGATTCGTCTCTGAGGTCTACACGCAAGCTGAGGGCACAGCGAAGTCCCGCAAGGACCTCGCATGGCACCTGATCAACGCGAGCCAGCAGCTGACGAACGGCAACTTCGGAGTCACTAGGGGACTTACGGGTGGTTCGGACGCGCTGTACGACAAGACCTACAGCCGCACCAATCTGCAAGACGCGCTCCAGGCGATGACGACGTATAAGACCGACCCGATCGACATCGAGTTCACCTACGACAAGGTCTTCAATACCTATGCCCAGATCGGGTCCGACCGGCCCGACATCGTCTTCGAGTACCCCGGCAACATCTTCGAGCTTGACGCCCCTGACGACGGCACCGACGTAACTAATGAGGTGATCGCACTGGGCCAGGGAGCAGCGGACGGAACCCAGAAGCCGGAGTTCGCGCAGGACATTCCTTCGCAGCTGGAATATCAGCTGCGCCAGGACATCGTGCAGTCCAACGGTACAGACAACTCAAGTGGAGGTATAACCGACGCTGCCGAGTCAGCGAAGGATGCGAAGAGCCGGCCGATCAAGATCCCGGCGCTGACAGTGAACGGCAACGTCGCACCCTTCGTCACGGACTACCGGATCGGGGACCGGGTCAGAGTGAAAGTCAACGGGCATCCCCTGATCGATGACATCAACGGGGTATACCGACTTGAGAAGCGAACCATCACGATCGACGACAACGATAACGAATCAGTGAAATTGGAGGTGAGTGCATGGGTATAAACAACGCGGAGAACGGGATTGACCGCGCATTGATAAGTAAGATCAACCAGCTAGAGCAGGACTTCAACGACTTCCGAACTACGCCGCAGAAGATTGGGACGGGCTCGATCGAGTTTGCGATCTTCGGATCAGACACTTCTATCGACTCAATCCGGTGGAACAGCTTCACCATCGTCGACGGCCAGACTGTCAACCTGTACATGGAGATCGACTATTCTTCTTACGGCGGACTACCGGCAATCCCGGCTCAATCCGTCATGGATGTGTTCGTCGATGTCCGAATTGACATTGACGACGAGGCACACCACTACCCGTTCGGGTCGAACGCTACGACCCGGATATCTGTGTGGAACAGCCTGACCAAGTCGTACCCGTGGAGCACCTTAGACAAGATCCGACGTGTGTATATACAGCTCACTAACGTCTCCGGCGCGAGTCACGTCTATTTTGTGCGCGCAAACCTCTTTTGGCCACGTCCGCCGCTCAAGAAACTATAACGCTAGGAACTGATGGAGATGAAAATGATTGAAGACGAACCCAATGTAACGGTACAGGTCACCAAGAGTGGGGAACAAATCGTTATGATGCATCCTGCCGGGGTGGTCTTGGGTATTGAAACGGGACCGGAAGATCCAGTCGCGAGTTCGATAACAGTGCCGATGTCGACAGGTGCCAGAGAATATTTGGCCCGTAAGGCGATGACAAATGATATATCTGCTGCTATGTTGAAAAATATAGAGAAGAAGATTGTTAAATAGGAAAGAGGATAGTCTACGACAAGTTTCACCGCGGTATTGAACGACTCCAAGACGGACGTAGAGGGACACTCTAAGTTCCTGAACCGCCTGTTCGGTCCGGGTGTAGCTATGGCTCTTAATGCCAATGCGCTGAAGGTCAGCCAACGTGCGGCCGGAGCCAACGTGTCCGTCGACATCGCGGCCGGCGACGCGCACCTTGAACTTCCATCCACCTCCTACAGCTTCTGGTGCTGGACCGATGCGGTCACCAACTTGGCTTTCGCGGCGGCAAGCACAACCAATCCCCGGTACGACACAGTCGTGGCCTGGGTCGACACGACTGTCACCACGACGACGAACGTCAACTCGCCGGGGTCGCTCAAGTTCAAGGTGATCGCCGGGACGGCCGCTGGCTCGCCTACTGTTATCAGCGCTTCGGCGATTCAGTCCAACCTCGGGGCGAGTATTGCGTGGGTTCGATTGGCAGATGTTCTGAGGCCCGCGGGTGTGGACAACGTAACCAACTCCAACATCTTTGACGTACGGCAGCCGTTGAAGCTACGGTCCTCCAGTTCGGCCAGGGTGCTCGATCTGGCAGGGATTAACGGAGGATCAACAGCAGGCACGTTGGTAACTGACGCGAGTGGCGCTGTTACATCCCGAATCATGACCCCCCAGGTGTTCGTCGCTGGAGCTGCCACTATCACCGTTGTAGCTCCGTACAACTGCACGTTCCTAGTGCGCGGTATCAAGGGGAACTTCTGGGCGACCGGAGGCGGACAGTCATTCATCAATATCAATGACACAGCTGGCCTGACAACACCGGCCGGTGGCAGGCATGACGATACGATGACCGGCGGTAATACGGTTGGACGCGCTTTCGAGGCTTTCCGCGTTTTTGAGGGTGGTGTCGCAGGTACCTCATATACCTTCACGTTCACTGCAACTGTTGGTGGTACGGCTGGTACAAACCGAATGATAGTGGAGACGTTTCCGGTGCTTTAGCCGGGCGTGCATGTATATGGCGGTATCCCAGAACGAAAATGAGAAACCAGCGAAGGTCTATCAGATCAATGCGCTAAACGACAAGATCGACGCGGTTATCAAGTCTCAGGAGGAGACCAAGACGCTCATCCTGAACCAGAGTCAGACCTACCCCACAAGGACTGAGTTGGCGCTGGAGCTAGAGAAGCGCGACAACCAGATCGACCAGCTGAAGAAGACGCTCGGCAACTACAGCCGGGTCGTGTGGATTTTGGTCAGCGCGTTCATCCCGATGTTGGGCCTGAGTCTGTGGCAGTTGATCATCAATGCTGCCAAGGGAGGCGGGCAGTGAAAGCGCGCAGACTCCTCTTCCCCACGCTCCTGGTGCTTATTCTTGCGGCCGTATCTTGGATCACACTCACCAACTATCAGCGGGTCGATCAACTGCGCAGTGAAGGCAAAGACCCCGTGACCATCGCCACGCCGGGTGCGGCGGGCAAAGACGGTCTGCCAGGTGCCCGCGGCGAGCGCGGAGAACAGGGTGAGCCTGGTCCGGTTGGTAGTCCAGGTAGAGACGGCGCGGATGGAGAACCCGGCAAAGACGGGCGCGATGGTGCACAGGGCGAGGTAGGCCCGAGTGGACTAGCGGGTGCGCCAGGAGCCTCAATCAAAGGCGACACTGGTCTACCTGGTCCGACCGGTCCTGTCGGCGCGCAGGGGGTCCCTGGACTAGCGGGTGCGCCGGGGAGGACGCCCGTCCTTAGTTGCGTGCAGCGAACCTCGAACGCCGCGTCGATCAACTACATCGCTTGGCGATACGAGGATGAGCCGATTAGCGCGTACCGGAACCTCTACCGACTGCCCGTATGGGTGCAGGCCGAAGGATGTGTCGACCTGAGGGGTGTGTAGATGAGCTGGCTTCAGGTAGTTCCGCCAAACCTCGACGTCCGCGCTGAGCTGGGTATGTGCTTGAACTATGTGCAGCGGGCGTACGGCGTTGGCTGGGCCGGCTCGTACGCATTGGACGGCTGGAACAGGAACCACGTCAATCACGCCGACCGGAACATCCCAGGGGGCGTCTACGTGCCTGTTTGGTTCGACGGCTATTGGAGTGGGATCAGGTACGGGCATGTCGTGATTTACAAGGACGGCGTCTGCTATAGCTCGCCGTGGTCGGCCGTTAGTGCAGCGGCTGGAAGGCATGACACTCTCGGCTCGATAGCCGACGTCGAACGGATTTATCGAATGACATATCTGGGCTGGTCGGAAGACATGAACGGGCAGCGAGTAATTGAAGAAGAATGGGAGGAAGAGATTTTGAGACCATCAGAAGCGGAGATCATCGACACGTTTGAGATGTATCTCCTACAAAAACCAAGGAACCGCGAGCAGATCGAATATTACCTCAACCAGGACGTTCGCGTCCTGTACCGAGACGTGCTTGGTGCGACGAAGCCGACAGCCGACGAAGTGAACAAGAGGTTTAGTGAATTTCTACCGGGCACGAGCGACCCGAACAGGATTGCGTACTACACGACACGGACAGCGAAGCAACTGTACGGCGACATTGCAGGCTCACTGCGACGTCAGCTTGACGAGGCCCGTAAGCCGCACGGGTACGAGGAAGTAAAAGAGGTTCTTTATCGAAGAAATAAGGAGGTGATATGAACAACACGGTAACCGCATACATTAGGACTTACGCGCCGCTGCTCGCTGGATTCGTTATCGGCCAAGCTGCCAACGTCGGCCTCGACCTCGGCACAGCCGAGGAGCCGCTCGTCGCGGTCATCACGGTCACTGCGGGCGCAGCCTACTACGCACTTGCACGGTTAGTCGGCCGACGATATCCGAAAGTCGAAGCGGTCATGTTGGGCTCGAGTAAGACCCCATCGTACTAGACTAGACCGCTCCAGACGCTGCCTATGCGCCCCGATACGTTCGGGGCGTAAGTTGTATAACTTACGTGTTCAGGCCCTCACACAAGCTGAACAAAGTTCTTATGCATATAGTGGTTGCATGGCCAGTCGAAAGATCACCACGTATGAGTACATGGACGACCTCGATGGGTCTGTCGTCGAGGAGGGGGAGATTGACACGATCAGCTTCTCCTATCGAGGGACGGACTACGAGATTGACCTGAAGAGCGCGAACGCCAACAAGTTCGACACTGTGATCAAGAAGTACATCGACTCCGCCCGAAAGGTCGGACGCACCCGTGCCGGGGGTGGCACGCGACGCACGGGTACGGGGTCCGGACGGAGCAGAGAGCAGCTCGCGGCCATCCGCGAGTGGGCGAACAAGAAGGGCTATGAGGTCTCACCGCGTGGGCGCATCCCCGCGAACGTGATCGAGGCGTTTGACTCGGCACACTAGATATAGCGTCGCTACACCACTTCTCCGCCACTAGAGACTGCAGGAGAGGTGGTGTTGTCGCATCTACAGCGGCTACCTCTGTTAGCGACCGCTCACACCGGTAGGGGAGGGGACTCCGTCCGTCCACCCGACCTCTGTTAGTTGCGAGTCGCCCGCAGAGTGGGGGAGGCGAGTGACACGTTAGGTGTCCGACTGCTCTGTTAGTTTGGTCGCATCCAGCCAGGACAGGAGCATGATGGCGCGTCGGATGCGGATGAAGAGCTTCCAGAAGCAGCAGATGGATGACCGCTATCTGCCGCACATCGAACCGTTCAACAGGATGGTCGACGAGCTTAGTACGACCGAGGAGTGGATGCCGTACGTTGCGCCGCTATACGGCGGGGTCAACGCGCGCGTGCTCGCGATCTTCCGTGACCCCGGCCCGAAGACGCAGGTCGGCTCGGGGAGCGGGATGCTGTGCGTCGAGAACGACGATCAGTCAGCCGAGCGCCACTTCAACTTTCTGAAAAATGCGGGGATCGAGCATGACCAGTTGATGGTGTGGAACACCTATCCCTGGTACATCAACCGCAAGCCATCGTCCCAGGAGATCGATCGTGGACTCGGACCGCTGAAGCAAGTCGTGTCCCTCTGCCCCAACTTGGAGGTTGTGATGGCGCACGGTGGCGAGGCACAAGTTGCCTGGCAGCGCTTCCGCCTGCGCAACCCTGACCTGGTGCGCGACATCACCACGATCGAGACCTATCACACGAGTCGTCAAGCCTTGCAGACGAACGTCCCTGGTGAGAGGGAGCGGCGCGAACGAAAGCTTACCGACGACTTCGCTCGGGCAGCCGCCCGGTTGCGTTAGACATCAAAAGCGCATTCTGAAACGCGCTGCGAAGCTAGACCTTCCACTTGACCTCGATGAGACTGATGTCGAACTTCCACTGCTTGTACGTCGGAACCTTGTAGCCCGTAGAAGCCCCGCGTGGATGCACATAGATTCGTTCGATTAGATGACCGAGGACATCTCGTCGCCATTCAATCGATTCGCTGTCCCACTTCGACCGCACGTCTGATCCGATGTCGATGCCGCCGAGCAGTGCGGTCGACGTGAACTCTTGGATCTGCTTCTCGGTGTCCGTGATCTCGGACTTGGTTGACTCGCGCAGGGTCTCGAACTCGTCCCGGCTCAGCAGCTTGGTGACGTAGTAGTCGTTCGTCAGTTCGCTCATGCGGGCCTCCAGAACGCTTAGATGCTTCGCCAGCTCGCGGGTCGGGTTGTTCGTCGTCTTCTGCCGTTCAAGCGCTTCGGCGAGCTGGGGTGAGTCCAGACGACGCATGACGGCTTCCGTCACCAGGTCGACGATTGGGTCCATCATGCGGCTGACCTTTCCGCACCCGCTTGGCATGCCCGTGTTGACGTTGTTGCCGGGGCACCAGACCTGCGGCTTCATGCCGCCGTCGCGTTGTTGCTTGGACTTGTTGTACATGCGCGCACCGCACCTGCCGCAGTAGACGAAGCCAGACAGTAGATGCTTGCGGAAGGTGCCGGGATGGTTTGAGCGTTGGCGATTGTCGCGGATCGCGACGTTCAACTGCATCCACTCGTCGCCGGTCAGGATGGCCGGCGTCTGTGCGTCGTACTCGACGCCATGGTGCGAGATAATGCCTGCGTTGATCGGGCGAGTCAGGACGTTGCGGACTTTCAGCGCGTTCCACTCTTTGCCGTGCTGCGTCGTGATGCCACGACGGTTGAGTTCAACTGCGACGGTTCGAAACGAGTAACCGTCGATTACTCGGCGCGCCATGCCCCGGAGGATCTCGGCTTCATCGTTACGGAGGGCAACGCGCTGTGGCTCGAAACCGAACGGACGCTGACCACCCATGTACCTGCCGTCCTGAGCCAGTTCTAGCTTTTTGCGGACCAGCTTTTCTCGTGCGCTTCGGACGTAGTTCTCGGCAAAGACCGCGCCCATCTGCGCGTGCGCGATACCCATTGCTGTCGAGAGGTCGATGTCACCGGCCTTGACCGTGACCGTGCGTGTTCCGGCTTGCTCGACCGCATCGCAGTAGTCGAGCAGGTCTCGTAGGCGACGGTGCAACCGATCCGTATGCCAGGCGACAACGTATCCGATCTCACGGGTCTCGATTAGCCGTAGCAGCTTCTCGTACCCCGGACGTTTCTTGCCGCTGTACGCGCTGACGTCATTATCGACCAGAACGTGCTTGACTTCGAGGCCCAGCCTCGCAGCCAGCTCACGGCAGTCGGCCTCCTGGCGCTCCACGCCGAGTCCAGCCCCGGTCTTGTCTGAGCTAATGCGAGCATAGACCGCGGCGACGCGAATAGTGTTGTCGGACTGTACGATTGACGCTCCCATATCCTGCCTTCAGTATCTCACATTGTGGGGCGTCTGTGAATATGCGACGAGTGCGCCGAG